CTAGCAGGTGGGAATCCCCGCGCCAGGCGGGGTGACGTAGATCGAGCTGATGTACGCGCCGTTTGCGAGTCGGTACCACAGGTTGCTGGGGGCGTGGTCGGTCTCTGTCTTCAGTTCGCCCGTGGTCTGGCACACGACATTGACCGTGGCACCCTCATCGAGCACGTTCGGGACTAGCCGTGGCGCGTCATTCTTGGGTTCGGCACGCTGTTGAACGCCGTAGCATGTGCCTTGCTGATCGCAAGTGCCGGTGATTGACACGGAGTACCCCATCGAGGGCAATCCGGTGCTCGGCTTGGTTGTCGCTGGGCTCGCGCTCGTCGTTGCTGACGGTCGAGCGGGTGTACTGGCTTCGGTCCAGGTTGCACAACCTTGCGTTTGAAAGGCCTTATCGGTAGGCAGAATCTCCACAACCTGGGGACCCACGCTGTTGTTGTTGTCGATAATGTCGTTCGTATTCAAGCTTCTAAGTCGCGCCCAGTAGCAGGCGGTTCCACCCGGCTCGCGGTATGTTCCGGGCGCAATGTCGATGCCGACCAAATATGTGCCTTCATCCGGAATGGTGGTTTTCGGACCTGGCGGTGGCGGTGGTGTGTAGGTGACCGTTTCCCTGCTGGTAATAACTGACTGCAACGTTGATGTCACTATGGAAGTTCGGGCCGTCTGGGTGGCAGAACCACACCCTGCTAACAGAACTAGGACTGCGCCGGAAACGGCGGACGTCAAATTTACCCCCGGCACGATTGACACTGTAACTAGTGATTCTCCGGAGGGTCACCAGTCGTCGAGATTGGCCGGCTGAGCCCGGTCGAACTCCGTCCCGAACGTGACTGCCGCCAGTCCTCCGGCGTCATGTTCCACCGCGACGAAGTCGGAACACTCGCCCAACCCAGGAGAACCGCATGACCGACGAGAACGATGACGCGATTACAGGATTCGCACTGACGGATCGGCGGTACCCTCCTCACAGGAAATCTCCAGGGGGCGACATGTCGGAACCGGGGTGGTACCCGCCGCCGCTTGAGGGCGCGCACTGGCAGCAGCCTGCCCAGGACTACCCCACAACCGAGCTACCGCCACCGGCGAAGCGGCGAAATTGGCTAGTCCCCGCCGCCTTGGCCGTCGGAGTCGCCGGTGTTGCCTCCGCTGTCACGTTGGCGGTGGTCTTGTGGCCCCGGCAGGCGACCACACCAGCCCCGACGCCGACGGTGGCGGCACCCGCCCCCGTTGAACCGTCACCACCCACCACGTCGACACCGCCGCCCACTGATGCGATCTCCAAAGAGGTGCAAACGTCGATGCAGAAGAAATTCGACTCCGATCCCGACCTGTCCGGGTTGAGAGTCACCAAGGTGACGTTGGTTAACAAGTCGGGCAATGAGTACAAGGGCATCGCGAAAGTGCGCACACCGGACGGGGTGTCGCACGACGTTGAGGTCGACGTGACCTCCGACGACAACAACACCCTGTGGGAAACACCGCCAGGGGCGCTCGCCTTCGCATACGACAAGCCCGCACCGCCGCCGGCGGCCGCGCCACCGCCGCCGCAGTCGAGCCCGGTTGAGAATTTCAAGATCTGCCCATCCGGCGTGAGCGGGGTTGCCACCGGCGACACGAGCTGCGCTTTCGCGGACAACGTCCGTGCGTCTTGGTATTCCAGTGAAAGCCCAACGATTCTGGCCTACAGCCCGGTAACCAACCAGTCATACGTGATGACGTGCACGACGACACCTACGGACGTGTGGCCGGGCGCGAAGCGTTGTGTCGGCACGAATGCCCAAGGCACAACTTTGATCGTGTACATCGAGTAGTAGAGAGACAAAGACGACCCCGATCAGGCGTACGACCGCCGCGATATGGTCGGCAACGTCGGGCCAAAGGATTTGGGGGAAGGGCAGGCATGGCACGCCGCAATTCGCAATATTCGTCATACGCCCAGCGTCAGCGGGAAGCAGCGAGGGCCCACCAGCAAATCCCTGCTCCTCTGGAGCTAATTCCCAGATAAGTCCCACGACTTTCTGGCGGGCGGGGACGAGGACCGGTGCTAAGTCCCGGGCGGGACTTAGCACCAACGTCTTGCGCTGGTCATCTTCGTCGAGGTCTGGCAGCAAATACCGCGACACCGTGTGCTCAATCAACGAGAATTGATGCTCACAACCCGACTCGACATCTTTGTGCTTCTCGCAGTGGATCGTCGTCCGCAACTTCTCACCCTCAACGCGCAGGTCAGACCACACAGCGCCGTCCCACGTGTTCGACCCTCGCCCCGCGGTCCCGTTACGCGATGTGTGGTGGACAGCAAGAACCGCGCAGCCCGCCGCCGACCGGATCCGGTCGGCCTCAGCTATCGCCAGGCCTTGCTCAGTCGCGCTGTTTTCTTCCAGTCCCACGGTGCATCGGGCCCTGGTGTCAAGGACCAGCAGGGACGCACCGATCTCGGCCACCACGTCTACGGCGTCGGCCACGTCCGCCCCGTGACCGAGTTGTAAAGGCGCGGGCAGTATCCGCAACCAGTCACCCAGTTCGGCAGGCTCGACGGCCCACACCTCACACCACGCCAACAGCCGTTTACGGAACCCGTTCGCCCCTTCGGCGGCGACGTAGACCACCTTCCCGCGCTCAGGCACAGCGAAATCCCCGAGCTGCGTTCCGGTGGCGACACAGCAGGCCATCGCGATAGCGATGAACGTCTTGTAGGTGCCGGGACCTCCGGACAGCTGGACCAGAGTGTCGCGGTAGATGAGACCGTCGACGAGCGGTGCTGTGGGCGGCAACTTCCCGAGGTCGTCCACCGTGAGCAACCGGTCCCGCAGGTGTATCCGCGGCGGCATGTCGGCCCGCTCGTCGGGCGGTTCGTCGTTCAGCGGCGGGACGCCGGCGTAGTAGTCAGGCTGCGGCGGGGCCGCGGCGTCCAACTCAGGTGGCTCCCTGCCGTTAACGGGCGCGTACCTCCCCGACGACTGGGGGATCGTGCGGCCGAGCTCTACCGGATTTGTCACGATGTTCTCCGCTGCAGCCACGGCTTAGCCGCGTAGAACCCGGCGCGCTGCTGAACTTCAGCGGCGACCTGCTGCCAGTCAGCCGCCCCGGCAACGGCTTTCGACACCTCCCCCAACTCCTCCTGGAAATACTCCAGGCGTAGCGCCCAATGCTGTGCGGCGTCCAACGCCGCCGCCCACTTCGCCGGATCGGTCCCGTCAAGGGCGCACCAGGCCGGGGTTCCGACCATCGGGAATGACCCCGCCCCAGCCAGCCAGGGCGTCACGAACTCGTGCACCGTCCACCAGGCCACAGCCCGCGACCCGGTCAGGAGCCCGGTCTTGTCGCTGCGCGTTCTTGTCGGGCGACCGTGCGACAATTCCGACGACCGTGCAGAGTCGGATCGCCGCTCGCCGCCCTGGCGGGCGGCGATTCTCATGAGCGGGGGCGCAGCAGTTCGACGAGTCTGATGCGCTGTTCGTCGGTGAGCGGCGGCGCAGCCGCCAACACCCTCCGAACGTAGGCGTGGATCCTGGCTTCAGGGCTGGGGGCTTTCGTTGTCATCGGCTTGGCTTCCGGTTGGTTGGTCAAAGCGGGTTGGTGCGCCGGATGTCCCCGCGGCGCAACGGGACTGAAAGTCGCTTAGTCGGCGCTGGCGAATTGTTCGTTCTCCCAGCGGATTACATCGCTGAGGCGGTAGCGCGCGTGGCGGCCGAAAAGCGCGTAACGCGGCCCTTCGCCACGGGTCGCCCACTGGGCGAGAGTGCCCACCGGGATCTTGATCCGTTCGGACACGTCACGCCGCGTCAGCCAAACGTCGTCCATTGTCGATTCTTCGGGCTGTGTGTCAGTTACGCAATTTGGGAAGATTTGGCGTTGCATGGATGTAATTCCAGCACTTGCTGCGGCTTGACGCAAGCCGTGGTACTTTTGCGGCGTGTCTACACAAGATGGTGAGTCGGCACCGAGGGACTGGGCCGAACGGCACGCCGCGCAGGTGGCCGCCGAGGTTCGCCGGCTGCGTCAGGTGCGGGGCTGGTCAGCGCAGAAAGTCGCCGACCGCTGCGCCCAACTCGGCCTACCCAGCGTCACCCGGCCGGTGATCGCCGACCTGGAAAGCGGCCGCCGCAAGTGGGTGTCCACCGCCGAATTGATAGTGCTCGCCCGCGCGCTGGACACCGCCCCGCTTGCGCTCCTTTACCCCGACCCGGCAGCCAGCGAAGCGCGAATGCTGCCGCACCTGAGGACCACGGCCACCTATGCGCTGCAATGGTTTTCGGGGCTAGTGGACGATCCAACCACGAACCCTGTAGCCGACGATGCGGTGGCCTATGCGCAGAATCTGCGCCGCCTGCAGATCGCCCGGGAGATCTGGGAACTCAAGCGACGCGAGTTGGCGCTCGAATTCGGCGGGCCAGGCGAAACCATCAAGGATCGCCGCACTTGGGCGGATGCGGTCGCTGACTACAAGCTGCGGATCGCCGCGCTCGACCGCGACTACCGCAAGCTGGTCGATATCGATGAGGGCGATGACGGGTAGGGGCCGTCCGCCGCTGCGGATCGGCCAGCACGGCAAGATCTCCCGCACCTATCTCGGTAGCGGGATATGGATGGCGCGCTGCCGGTACCGCGACGCCGACGGGGTGACCCGAATCGTGGAGCGCCGCGGGCACCCCGACGAGTTTGACAAGCACGGCAAGCTCGCCGAAGACGCCCTCATCGAAGCCCTCGCCAAACGACAAACACCCGGTGCGCCAGGTCAGATCAGCCTCGACACGAAGGTTTCAGTGCTCGTCGAGGCGCATCTTGAGATGCTGGCTGAGGCTGGCAAGTCACCGTCCACCATGACGACCTACCGCTCCGCAGCCCGCAAGCTGGCCAAGTTCAGCGACGCGCTGCGAGTCGGGGACGCCACCCCGGGGCGGCTGGCCGCGGTGATCCGCTCGATGCGGGCGGCCCACGGGGCCAACATGGCGCGCCACGGCCGCACCCTCCTGCGGGGAGCCCTGCAGATCGCGGTCCTCGACGACGTGTTGGGTCGTAATCCGGTGGCCGAGGTCGGCCGCATCCACTCCGATCGCAAGCCTCAGGGTGCGCCTGCTCTCGACGCTGAGCAGCTCCGCGACCTGCTGGCCGCCTTGCGTGAGTCCCAGGCGTGCTGGGACGCCGACCTGGTCGACCCGATTACCATGCTGGCCGCTACTGGGCTGCGACGCTCGGAGCTGCTTGCGCTCCGCTGGGAGGACTACGACGAGGCCGCCAGAACGATCGCCGTCAGCGGCAAGATCGCCCGACTTCCCGGTGAGGGGCTGAAGCGGTTGGACAGCGGCAAGACGGAGTCGTCGCAACGTGTCGTCGCGCTGCCGGGGTTCGCCGTGTCGATGCTTGCCGAGCGGCGCGGCCGGGCGTTCTGGGGCGAGCAGACGATGCTGTTCCCGTCATCGGCGGGCGGCTGGCGCGACCTCGACAACTTCGACAAGCAGTGGCGACGCGTCCGAGACGATCTGGGCGTGCCGGAGGTCACGAGTCACAGCTTCCGCAAGTCGGTGGCGACGCTGATCGACGACGCCGGCCTGTCGGCGCGTATCGGCGCTGACCAGCTCGGCCATGCCAAGGTGTCGATGACCCAGGACCGCTACATGCAGCGAGGCAAAGTGCACACCGAGGTGGCCGACGTACTGGACCGCGCCATTAGCGATGAATAAACGATGAGCAGCCGTTTCATTTGGTGCCCCCACCAGGGCTCGAACCTGGGACCTGCGGATTAAAAGTCCGTGAGTTCGACCCCTGCCACAGGGTCGTGTAATGTGTCAAACGCGCAGTTCAGGGGGCAGTACGGCCCCCGTACGACGTTATGGCAACACCACGTAGTTGACACCTATTGTTGACACCCGACCGGCCTAAGGGGGCTAAGCCATGCCAGAAACCGACGCAAAGTCTAAGAGACGCCCAAAGGGTGACGGGGCACTTTTCTACGACGAGAAACGCGGCCTGCACATCGGAATTGTGTCCGTCTATGGCCCGGACGGCAAGCGCCACCAGAAGCGCGTATCGAGCAAGCTGGAGTCCAAGGCGCTAGAGAAGCTGAACAAGCTTCGGGCCGACGTTGTGAACGGAACAGTGACGGTCACACCGACTGAGATTCGGACGGTGGGCGGCTGGCTGGACTACTGGCTGATCCACATTGTGAAGCCCAGCGTGAAGCCTAGGACGTACGACAGCTATGCGGCCACGGTGCGGCTTTACCTGAAGCCCGAAATCGGGAAAATCCGATTGGACAAGCTGCAACCCGCGCGTGTGCGCGAGCTGTACACGAAGCTGCGCTTGCGCGGCACCGCTGATACCAAGCCGTCGACCCGGAACGCGCAGAAAGCGCACCAGGTGCTTAACGCGGCACTTACGCGGGCTGTCAAGGATGGGCACTTGAGTCGGAACGTGTGCAAGGCCGTCGACAACCCGAAGCACAAAAAGGCACCGCGTGGCGCTTTCGAGCTGAAGACGGCAGTGCATGTCCTCAAGACGGCGGCGGCTCTCGATGACAAGAACATCCCCGGCAAGCCCAAGCTGGCGTCGCGGTGGGTGGCGGCGTTTATGACGGGTGCCCGGCAGGCCGAACTATTGGGTATGGAACTTGACCGCATTGATTTGGATCAGGGCGTTATGGAAATCTCTTGGCAGCTTCAGCGTATGCACTACACGCACGGCTGCGGGACTAAGGCTAACGGTGAACCTAGGTGCGGGAGGCAACGCGTTGGCTATTGCCCGGATCGTAAATGGGGCTTTGATCCGGTGTTCGACTACCGGGACTGCCATCGGTCCTTAGTGTGGACGCGCCCTAAGTCCTTAGCTGGGGAGCGATGGGTGCCAATGGCTCCGCTGTTGCATGAATCGTTGAAGGTGCATTTGAGGATGGACACCGACCCGAATCCGCACGGCTTAGTGTGGCATCACCGGGATGGCAGGCCGATAAGCCAAGAGGACGATAACGAGCAGTGGAACATACTTATTGCAGCTGCCGGGATTGAGAAGAAATCCCGCGAGGTCGTGTTGCATGAGGCTCGTAACACGGCGGCGACGATGTTGCTTGAGTCGGGAGTGGACGTGAAGGTGATCCAGAGCATTTTAGGCCACGCGTCCATCTTGCAGACGCGGGATTACCAGAGGGTTAATTTGGAGCTGAGTAAGGTTGCGGTGTCGACTGCGTTCGACGCTCTACTGCCCGACGTTTGATGGGCTTCTCTAAGCGGACACGCCGCCACAGGTGGGCCTTCAGGTAACGCTGTTTGCGTATCCACGACAGTGTTGACGCGACCATGAGCAGGATCGCTGACAGGGTGGCGAATCGCCATTCCCAGCAGTTCACGATTGAGATGTCCGTCAGGTAGCGGATACCGGCGGCGACGACGGCGAACGTGAACGCGGCTATGTAGGTGTTGATGATGTGCGGTGCACGCTGGTCGGTGACGCGAATACACAAGAGCAGCCAGCAGATGTTGGCGAGCGTTCCGACGTAGGTAATCAGGATCACGGGATAGCACAATTGCTCATAGCCGGTGATGTACGAGCCTATGAGGATCGGCAGGAAGACGGTGTAGGGCAGGGTGATTCGTAACGTGACGAACCGTCGCCGTTGGCGTGGTGTCCATTGCATTCGACCGGCGAGGTCGTGCAGGAATGTTGCGTAGGCGATGCATAGCAGGATGTGTCCCGCGATGACTTGAGGGTGTAGGTGCGCCTCTGTCATTTCGTCGGGGAGGGTCGGATTGAATGCGACCAGGTGTGGCGAGCCCAGGATGAGCGCCGCGCACATAAGTGCCCCTGTGAGCGTTGTGGCGGCTTCCCAGCGGACGTGCCAGGTGTGTCTGCGCCAGAACTGCGAAAGGGCGGCTGCGGCCAGCAGCGCGGCCATGAGTGCGCCGTCTAGCGCGGGGATGGTTTCAGCGACATGTTCCAGCTGATCAGATACGTGCATGAGCATGTGGGAGGACTGCCCTTTTTACGGCGGGTAGGGAAGCACCAACGCACTGCTTGCGGGTGACCCAGGCCCGAACTTTTAGTTAACGCGGCAAATAACTCGCGTTACGGCAGACAGTACGGCTCGCGTACTTCCCCGTCAACCCCCTATAGGTAGTGAATGTATCTGCGCCGCAAAGTCTTTCGACCTGCAACTATTCAGAGCGTGGGTATATCGGTGCGTGCGCGCGGCCTGTTACGCCTCCGTGGCGCGGCCTGTTTTCGCGCCTTCCTAAGCGTCGTCGTCGCTTGAGGGTCCGCGCCCGTCTCCGGCTCCCCAGACGCCAGCTCCCCCGCACGCTCAAGGTACGTAATGAGGTCGGCGTTGCTGAGATGCCCGAAGCGCACCAGCAGGTCAACCTTGTCCAGGTCAAAGTGGTCCGCGATCAGCATTAGGTTGGCAACGCTGTTGAGCACGCCCTTGTCGCGCTGTTCGTAGTAGGTGGAGCGCGAAATACCTAGCGCGCTCAGCGCCTCAGGCATACGCACCTGCCGCTTGAGTAGGTAGGAAACCACCACAATCAGGTCATTGTCTCGATCATTATTGGCCGACATGCCGATCAGTCTGTCCTATTTTCCGGACACTTACAACCCGTCCGGAACTGCGGAAACAAGCTTACAAGGTTGTAATTTTGTCCGATTTGTCGGACAAGTTTGAACCAGATCGGAACGGGGTAGGTATCGTTTTTTTCGTGCCGACAACCACAACCTCCCACACCGACTACACGATCCGGTGGATTCCCCAAGCAGTCGAAAACCTGCTGCACAACAACGACATTATGACCAAGGCTGAACTCGCCTCATTCCTGGGAGTTGCCAGGTCAACGGTCTACAAGACGTTTGAGGACGACTGGTCGGGTGAAGTCACCACGAAGATGCTCGCCGCGATGTGCAGCCGCTTCGGCGTGCCGATGAACCGCATTGCTACTGAGCCCGGAAGGGCAGCGGCTAGGCCCACCCGCCGCCGTACGGCTGGCGTAAGTGTCCGGTTAGCCGGATGACGAAGACCACACTTCTGGCCGACGAGCCAGATCGGTTGCTAGTCACCCGCCCGGAGGCCGCGCGAATCCTGTCCCTCTCCGAATCTGAGATTGACAACTTGCGGCGGGCCGGTCGGCTGCAAGCCAAAAGGCACGGAAAGAAAGTTCTGTTCCCGATAGACGAGCTGGAGCGGTTCGTAGCCAACCTGCCTTGGGAAGTGGACCTACCTCAGGGTGGGGCCGCGTGAGCGCCGCGCCGGAAATGCCGCTATGGCTCCAGCTAACCGAGCCCGACACCGAAGCCGTAGAAGACCTCAAATCCGCCTTAGCGCGGTTAAGAAAGGACGGGTGGACCCGTGGAAAGCTTTACGATTACGAAACAGGCAAGTGCTGTTCTCTTGGGGCGTTCAACCACGCATTCCCCCAGGAGTCACCCGGCACTCCGTACCTCGCCTATGCCATCCGCACCCGTAAGGGCGGGCACCCGTACCCGGCGGACATGCATGACCTCTTCGTCATCACCCGGTTCAATGACACGCCTAAGCGGAAGTTCGCCGACGTTGAGGCCGTGTTCCTCGCTGCAATTGCTTACGCGGAAGGTAAGGGCGTTCGTGCTCAACCCGGCACTTAAGGACCTTTGCGTGTCTGTGTTCTGCTTGTTAGTTCTGATCGCGTTCTATGCGGTCATCCTCAACGCATGGTGGGTGAAAGCATGAACTCGAATACCACTGCCGTACTCGATGGTTCTATTCCTTCAGATTCGGACGATAGCCCGGTAGTGTTGTTTTCAGAGGGGGGCGAGATGAGAAAGTTTCAAGACGTGATCAGCGAAATGCGACGGGTAGCATTTCACAATCCCTTGGGCCGGAATACAGCTCCGGAATACACCGAGGATGACGGAGAGCCGTGCTGCTTCGTTGGTCACGCCCTGAAGCGAATGGGAATCTCGCCCAACTTCAAACTTAACGATTACACCGCATCTGCCCTGCCTTGGGAGTTGTGGGGGATCGAACGCCCGAACTCTTACCAGCAGCTTTGGATCACTACCGTCCAATCTGCCGCCGACAATGGGAATGCGTGGATTATCAGCATTGCAACCGCTGACGCGCTCCTGATCTAAGCTCCGGCTGCCGTCCGGTAAACAACGGCAAAACTGAATGCATTATATGTGAGTTTGAAACTACAGCTGTCACTTACGAAGTAACTCCGTTGACGGAGCGTCCGTGTTTAGTGTCCGGGCGGCAGAGTGGTTCGCCTGCAAGTAAGCCAGCATTGAATACGTGTGTTTTTACGCACAAGCTCGGGTGTATGGGGTGAGGCTTCCACTTGCCCCTGACCTGATACATGCCATGAGAAGCCGCGCTATCGGTGGATTAGCAGTATCAGAGGTAGAGACGAGCGAGTGCGGGAGCGCTAGGGCTGGCGGCTGAGGTCGGCCCCCGTAAGAGCGATCCTGACCCGCCTTTGAGAAGTGAAATGGGGTCAGGCGGTTCCGGTTCGATTCCGGGATAGCGCGCAAGGCCGGAGCGGTCAGAGCGCTCGGCGAGACGGGCATCTCGCTTAGTTGAGGGGTGCGCGTGACGCAAGGGTGTGGCGTCCGCGCGATCTAAGAATGCGGCTCCCGCTCCGGCTGATCTTTTAAACCGTGTCACCACAACACGAAAGGCCAGTTATGACCTCGATCTATCTGGGAGAGCCCACCGGCCCACGACTCCGCGACCTTTCCCGGTCGCAAGAGGAGGCCCTTAATGACTGGCTGACGATGGCGTTGATTGCGCCGCCGTCTAAGCGTGACGAACTGCCCGTGGATTACACGCGAGCGCTTAGCTCGCTGGCTAAGCGGCGCGGTATCCGGTTCTTCTTTAACAGTGACCGTATGCGAGTACGTGGTGAGCACGTCTTGGGTAAGAACCTGCCCGGTTGTGTGGGCGGCTCTAAGCGAAAGGTGACGCAGCGTGACTACAGCCAAGTGGTTGCGAAATCTGGACCCAAGGTTGCGCCGTACCACGAAAGGGACTGGCGTGACGACCGCCTCTGACGCGCTATTGCGTAAGCGCCGCGATGATGCGCGCCGCGCAAAGCTGGAGCTAGACAGGCTCCGTAAAGAGATGTTTGACAATAGGGTACGGGACAAGTACTCTGAGGATCACCGGAGGTTAGACGCATGGACAAGAGAGAGTGCATTTTGGGATGCGGGTCCTCGTACGCGGAGGAATACCAGCTCCACCTTCACTACTACGCCTCCGAAAAGGGCATCCTCCCCAACTGCGGTCGGGGAGCTGAGCGAAAGGCACCAGGCCGTAATGCTGACTACAGAGCTGAGGCAGCCTGAAAAGTTGATGCTTGCGGGCGACTGGCACGGGAATATCCCGTGGGCGCTCAAAGCTATTAACTTCGCTAAGCAGCGGGGCGCGGACACGATCTTACATGTTGGCGATTTCGGGTGGTGGTCGGTCGCTAACCCGAGGACGGTTCAGTACCTCGATGTCGTGAGTAACGAGCTTGAGCACACCAATCTTGAGGTGGTGTGGCTTGACGGTAACCACGAAGATCATTCGTTCTGGCACCAGTTCAATAAGCCGGAATCGTTGCCGATGACGCTCATGTCAGCTCCACGCATTACCCATCTTCCACGCGGCTTCCGCTGGGAGTGGTGGGGTGACACATGGATGGCCTTGGGTGGTGCTCACTCGGTTGACCGGTCGTTTGCGGTTGAGGGTGAGTCCTGGTGGCCGGGCGAGTGGATTAATGACGAGCAGCTGAAGTACGCGATGCGGCCCGGCAAGGTTGACATCATCGTGGCGCATGATGCGCCGTCATCAGTCGACATCCCCGGCATAAAGCCGGATGGCCCGATCTATCTCAATATCGACGGGAAGGTCCGCCGGGTGCCGCATACGGACCTGTTGGCCGCTAACGATCATAGGCGGCGGATTCAAGAGGTCTGCGATGCCGTTAAGCCAGTTGAGTTCTATCACGGTCATTATCACCGCGCCTATAACGCCCTGGGTCGGATTGCTGGTGGTGGCTACATGAATGTTCGTGGGCTCGATAAGGACGAAACCACGATGGCTAAGAACACGCATTTCATCACGGAAGGTACGAAAGATACCGATGAAGACGACGAACTTGCCTGGTGAGCAAGGAAGTGGCTTGCTTACCGTCGCGCAGTATGTCAATACCGCGAGCTATCTCAACGATAAACAGAAGCCCGTCTGATGAGGGCTAGCGAGCGCTTAGCTGAGCGGAACGACATTCTGGCGGTCATTAACCAGATTGACGATGACCTGGATACTGCGGACGCTGATTTGACGCGGGAACTTTTGGACATCCGGCGCGGCTTGGGCCGCGAGTTGAGCACGCTCGGGTTCACTGCGCCCGATCTGGACGAGAGGTTTAAGGAACATGAGGGCACTGTTGCTGGTGCTGTTGATAGCGCTGGCGGTGGCGGCGGGTCTGTTGATTCGTCTGTGGTTGCGAAACGCCGTATTGGACCGCCAGGCGAAGTCGCTTCAGGCTAAGTATCCACTGCTGGCTGTTCCGGGCTTGTCGCGTAGGCAGCGCCGGGATTACGTCACTGAACTGTTGCGCCGTGAGCAAGAGGAATACGACGGGCGTGTTACAGCTCAATTGATGAATGGCTACAACTTTCGTTAAACAACTTAATACCGAAGTAAACAAACAGGACCCCCGGCGGCTGCGGCTGTCGGGGGTTTCTCCTATGAAGGGAATGTTTTGAAACGTAACAAGATCGTGGCGTTGGCTATGGCGGGCGCGGCGGCGGTAACGCTGTCGGCGTGTTCCACGTCGGTCCCGGCGGGCAGCCAGGCCGTCAAGGTTGACACCTACGCGGTGATTCCGACCGATCCGACTGTTGAGGGCTGCATTAAGCCTGAACAGAACGAATGGAATCCGCCGGGTGGGTTCGACGCGTACCTGTACCCGTCGCGTCAGATCAGTTTCGACGCCAGCGACGATAAGGACGCGGAAGCCCCGTCTACCGTCGTCGTGTCGAATGCAGAGGCACCGGCTGAGCTGAAGGTGCCTGTGACGGTCACGTTCGACCTGACGCAGGATTGCGAGAAGCTGAAGCAGTTCCACCGGGATTTCGGCACGAAGTACCAGGGCTGGCTTACTGAGGAGGGCGCGGTTACGCAGGGCTGGAAAGACCTGCTGAACTACGTGATCGGTCAGCCGCTCCGGAACACTCTGGTGTCCATCGCGCAGAAATACCCGTGGCGTGAGATTTGGAACGACGAGAAGATTCGTATCGAGTTCCAGAACGCGTTGACGCAGACCCTTCCGCAGGTGTCTAAGGACCGCACCAACGGTGTCGAATACTTCACCAACTTTCAGGTCACGGTGATGAAGCCCGATCCGGTGGACGGCGGCTTGAAGTCGGCCATTGTTGCTGAGCAGCAGGCCATTGCTCAGGCTAAGGCGACTGAGGCGCAGGGTGTTTCGGCGGCTAACGCGGCTAAGGCGACTGCGGATGCTCAGGTGGCGCAGGCTGAGGCTCAGACGAAGGTGGCTGTTCAGGAGGCGCTGAAGCGCAAGGCTGAGATTTCGGGTTACCCGGATGTTGATGCCTATCTCAAGGCTCAGGCGATCACTAAGGGCATTACGCCGTGGCCGTCGCCGGTCATCGCTGGGGCTCCGGCTCGCTAAGTAGGCCGTGGGTGGTGAGTAGCGAACCGGTAGCCCCGGACGTATACCTGCCCACTCTTTAAATCTCACCGGATGGGGCGCGCATATCCGGTCGTGATTAACGCACGCGCACACACACAACACTTAAAGGATTGAATTATGGCTACGAAAGCCGAACTTGAGCTTGAGAACGCGAAGCTCCGCGCCGATCTGGAATTGGCGGGCAAAACCTTCAATGAGGCTGCCGAGGATAACGGCCTGTGCGACGCCTACGACGAAGTGGTGGAGGACCTGAACCGGCAGCTGGCTTCCGGCTTTAAGTTCCCCCCGCGCGGCACCGACCATGAGGTCGATGTTGAGTTGGTGGTAACGCTGGGCACCAGCATTAAGGTGTTCGCGCGCACCGACTACGAGGCCGAGGATAAGGCGCGGCACGAAATGGACGCGGAGGACGTGTTCAAGGCTGCGGGCCTGTCTGATCTTTTTGCCACGCTGTATAAGGCTGGCTGGAACCTCGATGTGGAGGTCGGCTGAAAATGGGCGTCTTCAAAAACAAGCGGGCACTGCCCGCCCCGGTAGCCCCGAAGTCGGTCGCGTCCATTACAGCGGGGCTGAACGACACGCTCGCTGAACTGGAGGCGCACGCTGAAGATCAGACGACGCAGGCCGAGCGGCAGAAGCGTTGGGCTGACAACGCGCTGCGCGCCGCTGCCGAGCATGAGGCTGAGGTCATTCAGGCACGCAAGATTGCCGGGAACATTAAGGCGCTGCTCAGCTAAAGCCTAATTGCCTGCTACAGAGCTAACCCGTGAGGTCGGGAGAATCTGGGCACGCTTGGAAACGGGCCGCGAGAGCGGGGAAGATTCCCGGTCAAACCTGCTTAGGCAGTTAGGGCCGTTAGGTGGGGCGCTGCATACCTGACCACGCGCATAAACCTCTGAACATGCAAAGGAACATTCATGTCGAAAAAGAGCCTTTTCAATCAGCCGGGCGTCGAACAACTCGTACCCGGTCGGGACCTGCCGGTAGCCGTTAAGGTCACGGGCCGCAATCTGCACGCGGTGGGCCTGCTGGTGTCGGTTTCCAGCGAGACAGTTAAGGGCCGGTCCGGGCTCGGTGTCCATTTCGAGGATGACGGTTCGCTGTCACACATTCTGCTGGTCTCGGACGGTACGGAGCAATTGCGCGTTAACGCCGGGGAATACCTGTTGATGGGTCCGGATAAGGCCGCGATCATCGCCGCTTCTAAGGCGGAATACGAGTTCTACAAGACGCTAGCTCCGCTGGTGGTGTCGGTCGGCGCGGCGTTCGCCACGCTCGGCTCCAGCATCGCCAGCGCTATCGGAATCTAAACAGCCCTTACCCGCCACCGTGGCTTTCTAAAACGACGAGAAAGAGAAAACTTGTGACGACCTTTTTGCAGCACCTACAGTCGCAGTCCAATACGACGCGCACCGAAAACGGCGACAAGGCCCACAAGTCTTCGCTTGATCCGGTGGTGGATTACTTCAGCCTGGCGGGCGCTATGCGTTCGCGGGCCGGGGATACCGCTGACCTCTTTGAGGCGGCATACCGTAGCGACCCCCTGGCGGCGACTAGGGCGCTTTTCTACCTCCGGGACATCCGTGGGGGCCAGGGCGAGCGTGACGTGTTCTACGCGGGCCTCAAGCGCCTTTTCCAGCTGTCCCCGGAGAAGTTCGCCCGGAACCTCACTCATGTCCCGTTCTATGGCCGCTGGGATGACCTGTTCATCTTCGGCGCTGAGGTTCCCGCGTCGGTGGCGGCGCTAATCAATCAGCAGTGGGCGTTGGACGTGGACGGCTACGAGCAGGGCGGCCAGGTGTCACTGTTGGCTAAGTGGCTGCCGTCGCAGAAGACAGGTTCGGTCAATCCGCTGCGTCGTCAGCTGGCGATCAACGTTCGTGAGGCTCTTGGCTTGTCGCAGCGGGAGTACCGGCAGACCCTTAGCGCGCTTAGGGGTCGGATCGGCCTGGTGGAGCACGACATGTCGGAGCGCACCTACGAGCACATCGACTACTCGCGGCTCCCGGCCCAGGCGCACCGTAAGCACGTTAAGGCGTTCCGCCGCAACGACAATGAGCGCTATCAGGCGTTCCTTGATTCGGTGGAGCGCGGCGAGGCGAAGGTGAACACGTCGACCCTGTATCCGTATGAGCTGTTTGACCTGGTGCAGACCGACGCTAAGGCGGCGGACGTGCTGTGGAAGAACCTGCCGGATTACACGCGGCCCGGCCAGGATGCCCTTGTGCTGCCTGACGTGTCGGGTTCGATGTGGGGCCGTCCCATGTCGGTGTCGGTGTCGCTGGCTCTGTACTTCGCTGAGCGCAACACGGGTCCGTACAAGGGCTACTTCCTGTCGTTCGATACGACGCCCAAGCTGGTTAAGGTGCCGGAGAGCGGGGGCTTGGCGTCCAAGCTGTCCGCGATTGAGTACCACACGCGCAACTGTGGGTCCACGAACCTTGAGGCGGCGTTTGACGCGATCCTTAAGGCGGGCGTGGCGTCGGGGACGGTGCCGAAGGTGCTCTACATCGTGTCGGACATGCAGTTCAACTCGGCTCTGAACCATGCTGACGCGTCGGTTTTCGAGTCGGCCAAGTTGTCGTTTAACGAGGTTGGTTTGGAGTTGCCGCACGTCGTGTTCTGGAATGTGAATGCGCGGCACGATCAGCTTCCGGCGACGATCATGGATGGCAATGTGACGTTGGTGTCTGGTTTGGCGGCTACGACGTTCAGCATGGCGGTGGAGGGTAAGTCCCCCCGCGAGCTGGTGGATAGCGTGCTGAACAGTGAGCGGTACGCCCAGATCACTCTCTGAGCTGGGACGGAAGCAAGGTGATAAGGGAAAGGCTTTGCTTCCGTCCTATTATTTCTGTATTCGCCTTTTGGTGAGTATGGTTAGAAACAAGTGGACGCTTACAGCAATTACAACTGTTTGCATACAACAAAAAACAGCGTCCAGATAGCTTGTGGACCCCCACAGCAATAAAATTCTTCCACTGATAAATGGCGAGGTAGCGGGTTCGACTCCCGCAGCTCTTACGGTTTTCACCGTAAGGGTTTAGCTCATCGGCTAGAGCGCGTATAGAAAAAACAGGGGTCCAGTAAGCGGTGTGGACACGCACAGCAATCACATACCTTTCAATTGGTGAAAATAAACTGTGTCCAGCAATACCGTGCTTTAGCCCCCCGCCATATCACTACTTGCGGGGGGCTTTCGTTTGCCCATGAGAGGAAATCATGCCAGGACCAATGTCCGCGCCTAACGGAAACGCCCTGATCACCCGCGATCCAGAGGCGCGTAAGAAAGCCGGTCGCACCGGCAAGACCGAGAAAACCCGCGCTAAGGGGGCCAGTAAGTGAAAGCTCTAGCTGTTGCAGTTGCCGCCGTCGCGGCGCTCACCATGTCTGCCTGTGCAACGCAGAATCAGCACTGGGAGAAGAACTGCACCGTCACCGCTAAGACGATCCTCACGGATGTCTCCGGCGATAAGAACAGCACGTCCACTACCCGCACTAAGCGGGTGGACACCAGCTGCGGTTCGTACAACGTTGAGGATGCCTGGGAAGTTGGGTCGTTCAATTCGTGGGACCTCTGGGGGAAGCTGCAAGAGGGCAAGGTCTACGACTTGAAGGTCGGCGGCATCCGCAACGGATTCTTCTCGATGTTCCAGACCGTGATTGACGTTAAGCCGGTGGGTCATGCTTAGCGTCCGTGAGGCTGTCGCCAAGTTCTTTGAGGCTCAGGCCGTAGAGCGGGGCGAGGAACCGGACGCCGACAAGTTCTATCCGAAGCCGAATCGGGCACGTATCCGTGCTTACCGGTTCGGTAGGACGGGTGAGCCGAAGCCCAAGCGGTCGCGTATCCAGAGGGGTGTTACGCGGCAACCTGCGGCCCGTGGCGTGGTTGTGACTCACGGCATGGTGGGCGCTATTTCCAAGTATGGGGGATAGCAATGGCGCTGCTGTTTATCGCGGCAGTTATCGCGTCATGCGTAGCTTACGTTTTTGGGCTGCCGTGGTACGTGCTGCTGACCATTTGGCTCGCGTTTGGCGCGGGCTACGCCTACGGAGGTGGTTTCTTTGAGCTTCGTTAGTGAAATCAAGGTTAAGGACGACTACGTTCACCGGGTCCTGGAATCGGACCGTGAGCCGGTTGTCGGTCGAATCGGGACGCTAACTGTGGTCACCGATAAGCAATATGTCGTGTACGCGCCGGGTTACTGGCAGAGCTACAGCGTTAGGGAAAAAGCAAATGGCTAAGTTCGGCACTGTTTGGCGTAAGGATTACACAACCTGCGGGTGTGCGGCGTTGCCCTGTTTTGACATGTATATCAAGACGATTGACGGCTGGCTGTGTGTTGACCAGCACGGCTCTCAGGGCATCGTGACCGATAAGCCGTGGAAGCGCGCAGACGGATTCGTTCGTTTCCCTCCTAAGGTTAGCGAGGAATAAGTCACTGACTATCAAGTAAAGCGCGACTACTGGGACCGGCCCATCGTCTTCCCCCCGGACTATGAATATCCGGACGGGAAGATGCCGGGCGAATGGCGAGAGGGTAGGGGCCGTGACGGAAAGTTCAAACGCTGGTGGTACACCAACGTCGGCAAAGGCTACAGCCGCGCGTCCGGTGCTGGCAAAGGGCTCGACACCAAAGACGGCCTTATCGACTGGGCGGCCTGTCAAGCAGCAGTCGGCATCCTCTTGGACGCCGCCGCGCGCTCAGAGGTCTCAACGCTTATCAATGAGTACGACGCCGATCCCTGGTACAAAGGCGACGACGGCGGCACCCGCTCCGGAAAAGAGCGGCTTAAAGCAGCTGTTGAGAAAGCCCGTAACACTGCCGGGCAACATACTGCTAGCTCTACTGGCACTGAGTTTCATAAGCTGGGCGAGCTACGCAATAAAGGCGAAACGCCACGCGTCGTTCAGGACCACCTAAAGGAACCGCTTAAGCAGTACGACCGCGCGGTTGAACCGATTGAGTTCCTTGAGCAGGAAATGCTCATTGTGAACGATCCTCTGGAGTTGTGTGGTTCGGTCGACTATCTGATGGGGTTGCCGCCGGGCATCACTACGCCGGATGGCGAGTACCACGATGAGTCGTTGGTGGTGGTGGGCGACCTTAAGACGGGTCGCTGGGACGCTAAGCGTCCAATGAGTGTGACGTGCCAGCTGTGCGCGTATGGCACTGGTGTGCGCTATGACCAGGAAACGAATACTCGTACTCCGTTGCATCCCCGCATTAATAACAAGTGGGGCGTCATGGTGCATTTCCCGATTATGACTAAAAACCCTCAGGTCAAGTTCTATTGGGTGGACTTGACGTTGGGTCTTAAGGCGTCCGTTTTGGCTAAAGAGGTTGAGGCTATGCGGCGCGTTTTCAACAGTAAGGATTCTGAACTTAAGGAGTTGGACCTTGACCGCTTCCAGTGGTAGCACTATCGCCCGTGCGCGGGCGCTTCCGGAAACTAGCCGGGCGGCTTTCGCCTCTGTGACCCGTAAGGGGTTGCGTGATTCGCAGTTGCGTGTTCTGCGGACGCTGGGGAATCTGCGTAATGGTGGCACCGATGTTGATATCGCTCGCGCGTATCACGATTCGGGGTTGGCTGATCTGTTCCCGCAGACCCCTTCGGGGTTGCGTACTCGTCGCCGCGAGCTGGCGGACGCGGGCCTGGTCGTTGATTCGGGCAAGCGTAAGCGTTTGCACACGGGCCGCAACGCGATTGTGTGGTCCAAGGTTCGGAACGGGGTTTAATTGGCTGCCCCTACAGACGAGATGGATCAGCCGGAGGTTAAGGCCGCTCCGGCTGGTTCGCCGACCGTTTTCGAGGCGTGGAACGCCGTCATGCGTGACGTGCAGTTCATCAGTAAGAACTCCCGCAACGAAGCGCAGAAGTTCAACTTCCGTGGCATTGACGCGGTAATGAACGCGGTCGGCCCGGTGCTGCGCGAGCACGGCGTGATTGTTGTGCCGCTGGGCGCTAAGCACGAAGCGGAGCGCTACACGACCGCTAAGGGCGGGCAGATGTGTAACCGGGTGGTCGAGATGGGCTACCAGGTGTTCGGCCCGCGTGGCGATTCGTTCACCGGCATTGCGTATGGCGAGGCGGCGGATTCCGGCGACAAGGCGATCACTAAGGCTGAGTCGGTGGCGCTGCGGACGTTCCTGCTGCAATCGCTGATGTTGCCTACGGATGATCCGGACCCGGATGCGGAGTCGCATGAGCGGGCGGTGCCGGTCCGGACTCAGGCTGCCGCTCCCGTCGTGACGGGCAATGCGGATTCGGTGGCGGCGCGGGAAAAGCTTAAGGCGCTGGCTGGCGCTAAGGGTTGGGCGCTGCCCGCGATTGCCGCGAAGTTCACTGAGAAGAACAACGGAAAAGAGCTTAAGGACGCCACTAAGGATGAGGTTGAGGCGTTTCAGGTTCTTCTAGAGACAGGGGCGGTTTCCGTCTGATGTTCAACAACACGATTGCGGGTGTGCCGGTCGGCCTCATTGAGGCTCCGGCGCACCTGACTATTCCTTGTGAGCAGTGCTTTGAGGTTGAGGCTGCTTTTGCTGTCGGTTCGTCGGATCACAAGCTGGTGTGTGAGGCGTGTATGGATTGGGGCGATTCCCGCCGTTGGTGGCATATGGAACCGCGCCAGTCCATTGTGCCTAAGGCTGCGGCTGCTGAGGTTTATCCCGTGTGGGTGCGGGCTGCGTGAACAGGGGGGCTTTTGAGTGAAGTCGAATACAACCCTGTATCCGTAGAGCAGGAAATCTTAGCGACGGTTAACGATATCTCAAAGGGTGTTATCACCGCGCGAGATGCCAACGTGGCGAAGCTCGAAACAGAGCGTGCTTACAAACGTGCGTATGCCCGCGCTTTTATGGCGCATAAAGGGCCGCAGACTGAGAAGAAAGTTGCGGCCAATATCGTCCCCGAGGTTATGGATGCGGAGGATGCGCGCGATGTGGCGGCTGTTACTTACGAGTACGCGAAGGATCAGAACCGGGCGCTGAGTAGCAAGTTGGATGCGATTCGGTCGGTGGGCGCTTCTGTGCGTGAGGCGTACAAGAATGCGGGCAGGGGTGAGTGGTGATTACCGCTAGCGATTGGGATGTGCTTGCTGAACAAGCGTGGCATGTTCGGGATCACGCACGCCTTATCGGCAAGACCGCCGTAGGGGCGGCTGTGCTCTCTCACCGGAAGCATATTCACGTCGGGTGCAATGTTGAGCATAAATACCGCGCGCATGATGTTCACGCGGAGGTTAATGCTCTTACCTCTATGGCTGCTGCCGGTGACGGTAGGGCTATTGCAGTGGTTATCACTGCGGATCGTGAGAAGTTCACGCCGTGTGGCGGATGTATGGATTGGATCTTTGAGTTGGGCGGTCCTGACTGCCTGGTGGCGTTTCAGGGCAGGCCATACGACGGATTTACCACTCACCGCGCCGACGAATTGATGCCGCACTATCCCCGGTGAGTGAGCGTGAATGCCGCCGGGTAACTAAAGAGCGCTGTGAGGGGTTCTGTGAGCGGTGCTGCTACGGCGGCACCCTCACCCTCCACCATCGCAAGAAACGCTCTCAGGGCGGCTTATGGACGGCTGAAAACTGCGTCCAGTTATGCGGCCACGGTACGGCGGGGTGTCACGGGTGGGTTGAGCACAACCCCAATGCGGCTGCCGCCGAGGGATGGCATGTGCGGCCTTGGGAGGACCCGGCTGCGATTCCCCTGCTTTGGCGGGGCTCTACATGGGTGCTTCTAACCCCGGAAGGGACTTTTACAGATGACGCAGACGTTGGACGCGGCCCGTGATTGGCTCCGGGACCGGGTAGACGACGGCGAAGAATGCCCTTGCTGCCGCCAGTTCGCAAAGGTCTATAAGCGCAAACTGAATGCCGGAATGGCGCGAGTCCTAATCGCCATGTACCGAAAGGCCGGTACGGACTGGACCTACCTGCCGCACGTTGACCTTAAGGACGGCGAGAAGCGCCGCACTGTGGGTCACAGCGGCGAAATGTGCATGACTCGCTACTGGGGGCTTATCGAGGCTTACCCGGACACTAAGCGCGAGGATGGCAGTTCGCGGGTTGGCTGGTGGCGGCTTACCCCGCTAGGGGTGGAGTTCGTCTTAGGTCGGACGCAGGTCCCGAAGTACGCGCGGGTCTACAGCTCCCGGTGCCTTGGCCTAACCGGCGATCCGGTGTCTATTACCGACGCGCTGGGAACTAAATTCAACTACGCCGACCTTATGGCTGGCGTATGAGCGAGTTCGGGAAGATTCACCGGAAGTTCTGGGAACACCGGAAAGTCAAGCAATGCAGCAACGGCGCTATCGGCCTATGGGCCAAAGCGAACTCATGGTGCCGGGATAATCGGTCCGCCGGAGTAATCCCGCTAGACGACGTTCTGCTACTGGGCACCCGCGAGGAAGCCGACGAACTGGTTAACGCCGGGCTCTGGCTTAAGGGTGTTCGGGGTGACCTGCCGGTAGCGATCTTCAAAGACTACGAGGAATGGAACGATGACGTTGAACCTGATACGGAGGCGGGGAATCTTGTCCGCCGCGTGGTTCCAGCTTCGCACCCTTCGGTGGTGCGGGCTCAGCTGGTACGCCAAGCATCTTCTCTACTCCGCGAGGGCTTAGACCTCGGAGTTGTCGAGGCCGCGCTAAAGCTCTGGCTCACTAAGAGCCTGTCACCGTCTCTGTTGCCGTCTTTGGCGTCTGAGGCGATGAAAGATGCGCAGCGTGCAGCCACGCTGAGAAACACGATCAATGAATGCCTTAAGTCGGGTCAGGTATCTCCGCTTAAGGCATATGGCTTTATCTTCACAGCTCCCGATCCGCCGGATGGTTTGGACGTTGAACAGCGTCGAGCTTTCATGGGTGGCGCTAAGCGGGACTGGCTGAGGGAACTCAAGGAAAGGGTGGCTGCCTAATGGGTGTCGCTTATCCGCGCCGCGATGACGCGGTGTATTACGAGGAATTTGACGGGTCGCTGGAATCCGCGCAGCGGGTTGCCAACCTGACGGGCCTTAAGGTCAACATCGCCTTATTGCCCGCAGACGGTTACCGCCTTGGCGACACAGTTCGCATTAAGGAGCTGTCATTCGGTGCCCCAACCAATATCGTTACAGCAGAGGACGTTGTTGTAGCGACGGGCCGCTTGAATAAATCTTTGCGTATCACGGTCATGGACCGTTGGACCTTCGCGGAAAAGTTCAGCAAGGATGGCAGTTGAGCGAACCGATGCCGCCTCACGACTTGGCGGCAGAGCAGTGCGTAATCGGATCGCTACTCATGTCACAAGCTGCACTTAACACAGTAGCCACGATGCTTACCGTGTCGGATTTCTACCGGCCCGTTCACGGTGAGATATTCGCGGCGGCGCTAGCCCTGGTGGCTGCCGGTGAGCCGGTCGACGCTATGACGGTCGCGCGTGAGCTTGAGACACGCGGCCAGCTCGCCAAGATTGGTGGCGCTCCGTACCTGCTGACCTGCATCGAGGTCACGCCTACGGCCTACAACGTGTCGTCGTACGCGCAGATCGTCTTGGACAAGGCCCAGCTCCGGCGGCTGTCCGAGCTGGGAACACGGCTTAAGCAGCTGGCGTACACGGAGGCGTCAACGTCTGATGATGTTCACGCCCTGATGAGCCAGGGTGAGAAGTTTTTCCGCGAGCAGTACGAGCCGGATAGAGCGTCATTGACGTTCGATCTGCTGGCTGATTCGTGGGAGGAATGGCTTGCCAGCTCTGAGAGTGTGATCCCAACGCCGTGGCCCTCACTGAACGACAGTCTGAACGGCGGTCTACGTCGCGGTGCGCTCTATTGCATAGCCGCCCGGCCTGGTGTCGGTAAAAGTGTCGCAGCGTTGCAGATAGCGGGCCATACGTCGCATTGGGGATTCCATAGCGCCGTGTTCTCAATGGAAATGTCCAGAGATGAAGTGATGTCCCGGCGGATTGCTGACGGGGCGGGCGTCAATTTCAGCCACATCATGCGTAAAAAGCTGGACCTTGAAGAACGAGCCCGGATTGACCGGTGGCTTAAGGAAAACCGGACCCTGCCTTTCGAGGTTAACGACCGGTCGCGGCAGACGGTCGAGCAGATCGTTAGTCACGCCCGGTCAATGGCAAAGGTTGATGTGCTGGTTGTCGACTATTTGCAGCTGATGGCTGCGACAGACAAAAAGGCGTCACGGGAGCAGCAAGTGGCTCACATGTCGCGTGAGTTGAAGATCGCGGCTAAGGAATTGAATGTGGCAATCGTCGCGTGTTCCCAGCTGAACCGTGGCCCGCTACAGGGCGGTAAGGTGCGCGCCCCGAATATCGGTGACTTGCGCGAGTCGGGCGCTATCGAGCAGGACTGCGATGTGGTTTTGCTGCTGCACAACGACGAGGACGATCCCGGCATTCTGCAAATGATCGTGGGGAAGAACCGTAACGGGAGGATGGGCGATCTTGCACTCAGTTTCGAGGGGCATTACCAGCGGATTTCATAGTGAGCATTGAATTGCTTATGTCACCTAAGCCTCTTAGGTGGCAGGACGAGGCCAATTGCCACGATGATCCCCGATTCACGGGCGTTATGAAGACACTAACTCTTGCCGATAGGCGGGAGATGCGCGCTAAGTGCGGTGTCTGTGCCGTTTTCGATGAGTGTTGGACCTGGGCGCGCGATGAGCAGGTGACGGGTGTTTTCGCGGCGGGCTATAGGAGGTTTTCGCCAGATGAGTTACGTGATTCCAAAGAGGACTGTGGAAAAGCTGGGCCTGGGGACGAACCTTATGGCGCAGCTTAACGACCGGTGCGCGGGCTGCGGCAATTCCGCTTATGGCGGGCGGCATGGTGCTTGCGAGCGCTGCGAGGGCGGCTACGAGGACGAAGACGAGTATCCCCGTGATTGAGCCTGACGACGACTACATAAACCCGATAGGTGAACAACTCCCTATCGAAACAATTGTTGAGCTAGCCGCAGCGCACTTCGTTATCCGGCTCGCGCGAATCATTGGCTTAGGGGATGACACATGGCCGTTTTTTTGAGGACTTACACGCCCAGCGCTGGGACTTGGCGGAATGCTGCTGAGGTTTTCAAGTTTCCGGGCGGGGAGGTCCACCTTAAGAACATCATCCCGGAGGCCGACGAGAAGACGGTCTATATCGCGGATGTTCGTGGTGCGGACTTAGACGACCTTATGGCGGCTGCCTTGTGGGCGGACATAGCGCACGACCGCGAAATGTGGTTCGTGCTGAAACTGCCGTACCTCCCAGCGGCGCGGGCCGACAAGAGCGATGGCACTCAGCCAATCGCTAAGTACGTCTATGCCAAGTTCATTGAGTCTATGGGCGCTGATCAGATCATCACGATTGACACCCATTCCGGGTTCGGTAACGGCACTTGGTACGGGGCCGAACATGGCCTGCTGGACCTTAGCCCGCTGCCGTTGATTGACCGGGCTTTGGAGACTCAGGGGCATTGGCGCTACGACGGGATTATCGCCCCGGATAAGGGCGCGGTGGATCGCGCTGGCGCGGTCGCTAAGCATTACGGGCTGGACCTGTATGTGGCCGACAAGGTGCGGGATTTCAACTCCGGGATTCTGCTGGACTACAAGCTGACGGTACCTAAGAGCGGCAAGTATCTGGTGGTTGACGATATCTGCGATGGCGGTTGGACCTTTACAGAGTTGGCGGACGCCAGTGGACTTGACCGCGCGCACCTTGACCTGTGGGTTACGCACGGCATTTTCTCCGGTAAAGCGAATCTGCTTACCCGTTATTACGGGCGGATTATGACGACCGATTCTCACCCTGGGCATAACCGGGTGGGTGTGGCTTCGTCAATCGTGCCGACTTTCACTTACATGCACGAAACGATGGTTGAAGGGCTTAAATATGTCTAGGTTCGCGCCGGTAGCGGCACTCTTTGAAACCGATGCTTACAAGCTCGGTCATATCGACCAGTACGCGCTCAGCGGCAAGGTGAGCGGCGTGTACTCAAATTGGACTAACCGCAAGTCACGCTTGCCTGGCGTCGACAAGGTTGTCCACTTCGGATTGCAGGCGTATATCCAGGCTCACCTGGTAGACGCTTTCAAGCCTTTCTTCGCGGCTAATGAGGATGAAGTGGCGTTGCTCTACCGCGAGCGGGTCACTCAGGTTCTCGGGCCGGATGCTGCGGAGAGTATCGGTACCGCCCATATTCGGGCGCTTCATCACCTGGGCTATCTGCCTCTGCGGTTCTGCGCGGTCCCGGAGGGCACCCTTGTGCCTATCGGTGTGCCTTCGTTCACGGTGGAGAACACCTTGGACGATTTCTACTGGCTGACCAACTACGTCGAGACGGGCATTAGCGCCGGGGTGTGGCAGCCGTCTACGTCTGCGACCATCGCTAAGGAATACCGGCGCGTCATGGAACGTGCTGCTCTGCTGACGGGTGCGGATCGTGTCGGGATCGACTGGCAGATTCACGATTTCAGCTATCGGGGTATGTCGTCGCATGAGACGGCGGCGGCGTCCGGTGCGGCTCACCTGTTGAGCTTCACGGGCACGGATTCGCTGGTGGCTCTCGATTGGATCGACCGCTATTACGGCGGCGAGTACATCGCGGGGTCGGTGCCTGCTACTGAGCACTCGGTGATGTGTACCGGCATCGAGTCTGTGGGCGAGCTGGAGACGTTCTCCCGGCTGCTGGACCTGTACCCGACCGGCATTGTCAGCGTTGTTTCTGACACGTTCGATCTGTGGAAGGTGCTCACGGTTTACCTTCCGGCGCTTAGGGACAAGATTCTGGCGCGGGACGGCAAGCTGGTTATCCGGCCTGACTCGGGTGACCCGGAAAAGATCATCTGTGGTGATCCGTCTGCGCCGTATGGTTCGCCGGAGTGGAAGGGCGCGCTGGGGCTGCTCTACGACACGTTCGGCGGGTCTAAGAACGCTGCCGGGTTCATTGACATTGATCCGCATGTGGGTCTGATCTATGGCGACTCGATCACGCTGGACCGCGCCAAGAGCATCACGGAGCGTATGCGGCGGTCGAACCTGTCGTCGGCCAATGTGGTGTTCGGTGTGGGTTCCTTTACGTACCAGCACAATACGCGCGACACGTTCGGGTCTGCGATGAAAGCGACGTGGGCGAAGGTCGACGGCAAGGGCGTGAACCTGCTGAAGAATCCGATCACCGACGACGGCACTAAGAAGTCTGCTACCGGGCGTTTGGCGGTGCTGCATGACTTGACCGGCGAGCTGGTGTTGGTGCAGGACGCCGACGCCTACGACGAGTCGGCCAGTGTGCTCCGTCCGATCTGGGAGAACGGCCAGTTTGTGAATCGGCAGACGTTCGCCGAGGTCAGGGCCAATTTGGCCCGTCAGCCCTAATTCTGTTTGTCCGATTTTCCGGACAGTTTGGACTGTTTCCGGAGTACGGCTGCTGTACTTGATCCATCGCAGCAACAACTTGGAGGTTTAAATGAGCACTGTCGCAAAGACGACTAAGCAGAACGGCACGGTCACTCTGGAGTTCCCGGAGCAGCTGGCCCCGTTCGTCAAGATCGGCCTCAAGAACATCGGGGTGAAGCTGGCCCAGGATGACCAGTTCCACACGAATGACAAGAGGTCGCTGTCGGCCAGCGTGGCGTCCATCGGGCTCGCTGACATTTATGACTCGATGACTCAGGCTGGGGTGTTTTACTAATGACCCTGACGCTTACCGCGATGCGGGGTTATCCGGGTTCAGGTAAGTCCACTAAGGCGCGGGAAATCGCTAACGAAACCGGCGCGGTAGTTGTTTGTCGGGTCGAGCTGCGGAAGATGCTCCACGATAACTACTTCACTGGGAATAAGGACCGTGAGGCCGAGGTCACTGTTGCGGAGCGTGCGCAGGTTAGCGCGTTCCTGAAGAACGGTACGTCGGTGATCGTGGATGCCACGCATTTGGAGCCGTCTTACCTGCGTAAGTGGGCGAAGATGGCGAGCCAGTACGGCGCGAAGTTTGAGCGCGTCGACATGGACACTCCGGCGGCGGACTGCATCCGGCGGGACCATGCACGCCAGCTCACTAAGACTGCTGGTCGCGTGGTCGGCGAAGACGTGATTAAGCGGATGGCTAAGCGTCACCCGCAGAAGAACTGGCCGGATATCCAAGCGCCGCCCACGTTCACGCCGGTGCCGGTCGAATGGGTCGACGGACTGCCTGAGGCAATCATCGTGGATATCGACGGCACGGTGGCCCATATGGACGGGCGTTCGCCGTACGACTACACACAGGTCCACACGGACACGGTTGACGAGCATGTTAGGTGGCTGGTCAATCTGGCTGCGTCTATCCGCTACGACTCGGTTGTAGAGGCGCGCGACCTGCCATATCCGCGTGTCCTGTTCGTCTCGGGTCGGGATGATTCCTGCCGGGACGAGACGGTCAAGTGGTTGGCGAACCACGGCATTCAGTTCGATGAGCTGCACATGCGGCCTACCGGCGCTAAGGACGGCAATGGGAACAAGTTGCCTGACTACCTGGTGAAGTCGACGCTGTTCGATGAGAACATTCGCGGCAAATACAACGTCCGCTTCGTGCTGGACGACCGTGACCAGGTTGTGAACCTGTGGCGCTCGCTGGGGCTTAAGTGCCTGCAAGTTCAGCCGGGGGACTTCTAACCAGGCGGGCCGCATATTTGAAATGAGGCAGCAGTAGAACACCTGCTAACAGTGCCGATGAAGCGACCGCCCCTAACCACCAATCAGGCGTGGCAATCCCACTGGCGGAAACGTTCAGACGCAAAGAAGCAAGTAGAAGAAACAGTAGGTTGGTTGGCCCGGCAGGCGGGCTTAAAAGACTTAGGTCCGTCTGTCGTGTCAATCACCTGGTACGCCCCGGATAGACGCAACCGGGATTCGGACTCACTAGCGGAGTTCCAAAAAGGTGTATTAGACGGCCTGGTGAAAGTCGGTGTTTGGCCCGACGATCACAGCGATTACGTCATACAGACGCGGCTAGCCGTAACTAAGGCAGAGACACGAAACCCTCGTATTGAGATAAGGATTTGGGAAGTTGACGACACCAGAATTGAGATGGTGGGAACTGGCTGAGTGCCAGTACATCGGCATTGAGGCATTCTACGCCGAAGGGCAAGGCCACAAGATGACTGAGGCTAAGAAAATCTGCGCCGGGTGCCCGGTCGTTAGCGAGTGCTTAGAGGCCGCGCTAATCGAGGAAAGCGGCCTTGACTACAACCACCGCTTCGGGATGCGCGGCGCGTTGAGCCCCCGTGAACGGTGGGCGCTAGCTAAGGAACGCGGTGAGGACACCGAGTTCGATAACGGCGAGCCGGTTTATTGGCCTGTCGAAATGGAGCCTGTTTATTGGCCCGTCGAGTTGGAGGTTGCGTGAGTAAGTCGCCAGGACGAATCGTCAAGCGCATGGGATTGGGCCAGGAGACTATTCAGGTAAAGAACCTGAGTGGTATTCGTACCCGCCTTATCCCGGAGTTGGAGATTCCGGAACTTCCGGGCGCAGCCTGCAAGGGTGTGGTTACCGGCCCTGAGAATGACATCTTCCATCCCGGCCCTGGCGCTGGTGGCCGCAATAAGCGTGACGCCGCTAAGGCGATGTGCGGGGGTTGCCCGGTTAAAGCGGCGTGCTTGGAGTACGCGCTTGATTGGGACTCAAGCCATGACTATTACGAGCGGTCCGAAGGTGTGTGGGGGGGAACCACTGAGGCGGAACGCAAGGAAATCCTTAAGGGGAGAAATGCTGCTTAGCACGAAAATCAAGCTGGACTGCGGGGGTGTGCTTAGCTACTCGCTCAATCCGAAGTACGGCACGCATTGTGTGTACGTCGACAAGGGGTGCGGCCAGAGTGATTTGTCCGCCCCTATTGTTTTCCTGCCCGGCGAGGCGATCAATCTGCTTGGTCCTCACCGTGACGCTAACCCGGAGGTTCAAGAGCTAATCCGTTGGCTCTCTAACCTGCCAAGTGGTCAGCGGTGGTTCTAGAGCCACGCTGCCGCGCCGGTAAGCGCTGTGTGAGCCGTACGCCTGACGGCCCCGCCATCACGGCGCTACGGCCCCTGTGTGACGGGTGCGTGCGCGACGTGCAGAAGTGCCTTGACGAGCTGCCCACCTATCTCGGCCTGTTGGACAAGTACAAGGGCTACATCCCACGTTCGGTAGGCCAGTCCAAGGTTAAGGGCTCCGCTGAACCTAAGGCTCCGCTGAACCTGACGGTCATGGATTTGATCGCAGAGATAGGCGCGCTGATCCGCCGGGTCGACGGTTACCAGATTCGGGACCTGATCACCCTTACCGGCGGGCTGGAGATAGCTCTTGATGTCCGCGCGGCCCATTCCAAGGCTGACGGCATTATCGGGCTACAGCGGATTTGGGAGCGGCGGCGGGTGCCGTGTCCTGAGTGCAAGCTGCCAACTTTGGGCGGTTGGGTTGGTGAAGAAAAAATCTACTGCACAAATTCTGACTGCGGGACGACTCTGACTAAGGCGCAATATGAAGACTACTGCGAGGTTAAATCCCGTAAGCGGTGAGCGGGTATGTCACGAATGGCCCACATGTGAGCGCAAATACTACGCTAAAGGGTATTGCTTCTTTCACTACCAACGGATTAAGAACGGCGTGCCGTTCGACGCGCCCTATAACGTTAGGCCGAATAGGGCTGCTGAGCACGGGTTGCAGGGGTATCGCCGGGGATGCCGGTGCCCAGTTTGCGGTGAAGCAAAGTCAGCCCACAACCGAAAGCATTGGCACGGCCCCCGTCCCCGCGTAGTGGAGTTTGATTGCCAATTCTGCGGCAAACGGGGCATTGCAGATAAACGGACCAGGGCTATGTTCTGCTCCCGCGCATGTTCCGCCAGGGCTGCCGCTTGGCAGATGGCCGGTCCCCGTCCGTTGGTTAAGTGGGTAGGCGACCCGCTGGCAGAAAAGAGGGCCAAGCTTAATACCCACTCGCGCGGCGACAAGGTGTTAATCGCCGGGTATTGCGTGATCTGTGATGGCTCGTTCATCTATGCGAGCCGTTGGAGGCGGACCTGCTCGGACGAGTGCGCGGAGCGGTTAGAGGAAAATGGTAGGCGCGCGGCTCGCGCCCGCCGCCGCGCCCGTTTGAGGGACGCGTTTGTTTCGTCGGTATCTCCTATCGAAATATTCAAACGCGACCACTATTGGTGCTACTTGTGCAATAGGCGCACTAGCGATGATGCGAAGGTGCCTGATCCACTCGCGCCAACCATTGACCATGTGATTCCCCTTGCAAAGGGTGGGGCGCATGAACCCGGAAATTGTCGTACCGCTTGCTTTGAATGCAACGTGCGTAAGGGCGACCGGGATGTTAACGAAATGCCGACTGGTGAATACCAGTTGGCGGGATAAGGAGTATTAGTTGGCTAACGTCGATATCAGGATTGAGGGCAACCTAACCGCCGATCCGGAACTGCGCGTTTTGGAATCCGGGGTGTCGGTCGCTCAGTTCTCGGTGGCGTCTACGCCGCGCGTCAAAAAGGGCGATGAGTGGGTTGACGGTGAAACCGTGTTCCTGCGCGTGTCTGTTTGGCGTGAGCTGGCTGAGGGTGTGACTGATCAGCTCCGTAAGGGCGATTCGGTGATTGTGGTCGGGAAGCTTAAGCAGCGTTCGTACACAAAGGACGGCGAAAAGAAGTCGGTCTTTGAGGTTGACGGCGAGTTCGTCGGTAAGAACATGCGGGCTAAGAAGAACCGCGAGGGTGGCGGCTATTCCGGTGGGGATAACTCCGGCTGGTAGGTCGCTTAACCGCTACGAAAGGTTGCTTTGTGTCTCACGAAAAGACTTCTGTTGTGCTGCGCAAAATTGACCGGGCGGCGAAAGTGCGGGGGATGACCTTCGTCTTTCGCCGTCCTGGCGGTAATCACAGCATTTATGACTTAGACGGCCATATGGTCACGATCCCCAATGGGTCGAAGGTGACGCGTGTGGAGTGTGTTTACCAGCAGTTGCAGGACAAGTTAGGGCGGGGTTGGTGGCGTGAGTAAACGGATATTGGTAACTGGTTCGCGGGACTGGTCAAATTGGGAACTGTTGCACTTAGCGCTTTACGCGCAAACCAAGCATTTCGAGGACGCGATTATCGTCCACGGGTGCGCGCCTGGCGCTGACACTATTGCCCGCCGGTATGCGGGTGGCCGGGTCGGCGTCACAGCGGAGGGCCACCCGGCGGAATGGGATAAACCGTGCGGCACCGGCTGCTATCACAGGCCGCGCTTTAAGAACGGTAAGCCTTATTGCCCGCTGCAAGGCCACTTCCGTAATCAGCTGATGGTGGATCTTGGCGCGGATTTGTGCCTGGCTTTCCCGTTGGGGGAGTCGCGTGGCACTAGGGATTGTATGAAGCGGGCTGAGCGTGCCGGTATCCGCGTGATCAATTACGGAGATGACTAGATGAGTGTTCTGCATTACCAGGGCCGGGTGAGCCCGCCCCACGATGAGCTACTTGGCCCCGACAAGTTTGGTGCCTATTACGCGCCTGTAGCTGACTCGTATGACCCTGTGGCGGATGTGACGGCGGTGACTGTGCGCCCGGCGCTGAAAGAGGCGCGAGAGGCGCACGTAGACCGCCGCAAAGAGCGGGTGCTGATCTTGGACCGGATTCGGCGGCTGTTCCTGTGACAGCTGCGGCATGGATTGAGAAATTGGATCGGGAGATAGAGTGAGTTTCGACATTCCGGAGAACGTTAACTACGCGGCAACCATCGTTAAGGTGCCCGAACCGCTGCGCGTGGTCGGCTTGGACAACCTGGTTGCCATTCCGCTGTTCGGGTTTCAGTCGCTAACCCAAAAGGCTGACATTAAGGCCGGGGACCTCCGGGTGTTGTTCACTGCGGAGACGCAGCTTGATACTGAGTACGCGGCGGAAAACAACCTGTTCCGTGAGGCGACCCTGAACCGGGACGCCAACGAGACGGGCTACCTTGAGCCTAACGCCCGCGTTAAGGCGATCCGGCTGCGGAAGAACAACAGCAATGCGCTGCTTATGCCGCTGTCGTCGCTGGCCTACACCGGCTATGACGTGTCGACGCTGCAACCGGGTGACACCTTCGACAAGCTGAACGGTCACACGATCTGCCGTAAGTACGTGGTGCCGGGTAAGGCCGTGCAGGGTTTGCCTAAGGGTCCGAAGATTCGTTCGCGGGTTGACCAGAACATTTTCAAGATGCATCTGGACACCGAGCAGCTGTTTAGGAATCTGCATCACTTCCGTGATCCTAAGTTCGTCGTGGTCACGCAGAAGTTGCATGGGACCAGCTGGCGCGGCGGTAACGTGCCGGAGCTGCGTGACAAGGGGCGGCTTGAGCGGTTCGTTAACAAGTGGCTGAAGATTTCCACGCCGGATACCCACTACAAGCACAACTTCGGGTCACGGCGGGTCATTAAGGGCCGTCCGGACAATAACCACTTCTACGACACCGACCTGTGGACCGAATACGGTAAGAAGCTTGACGGGATGATCCCTAAGAACTTCATCGTGTACGGCGAGCTGATCGGTTGGGTGGACGAGCGCAAGCCGATTCAGGCGGGTTACACCTACAACCTGAAGCCGGGTGCGTGCGAGCTTTACGTGTACCGGGTGGCGACGGTTAACGAAGACGGCATCATGGCCGATCTGTCGTGGGCTGGCGTTAAGGACTTCTGTGCGACGTTGGGGCTCAAGCATGTGCCGGAGCTTTGGTCGGGTTGGGTGATTACCGACGCGGACTTTGAGCACAACTTTGTCGAGCGCTGGTCGTCGCTGTATCTGGACACCCGCTACACGGATAACCACGATAACGCGGTTCCGCTTAGCGATCCCAAGTCGGTGGACGAGGGTATCTGCGTGCGTATCGAGGGCCAGATTCCACGGGTGCTCAAGGCAAAGAGTCCGAAGTTCTTTGAGTACGAGACTAAGCAGTTGGACACTAACGAATTGAATATGGAGGATGCTGCGTGACGCTGACTACCGAGGAATTTCGGGAGGCTTACCGGGCTGAGAAGCTTGGGCAGCTGCGGGCTGAGCGTGAGTTGGCTGAGCTGCGGACCGCTCAGGCTTTGCGCGAGGAGCGCCATTTCAACGCGACCGACGATATGGTGCGCCAGCACTATTTCATCGGTGCCGTGGATAGCGCGCACGTCAGCGCTTGCGCGCAGCACCTTGCATTCTGGGACCGTATCGACCCGACGTGCGACATGAATGTCGAGATTCATTCGGGCGGCGGCTCTTGCTTGGCGGGCTTGAACCTGTTTGACACGCTGACCCGCTATTCGTTGCGGGGCGGCGGCAAGCACAAGCTGACTATCACTGTGCGTGGGTTGGCGGCGTCTATGGCGACGGTCTTGGTCCAGGCGGCGGATGAGCGCGTTATTGGCCCGGAGTCGTTCTTTATGGTTCACGAATTGTCCGGTCAGACGGCGGGCAAGATCGGTGAGCTTGAGGACACGATGGCTTACTACCGGAAGATGAACACCCGTATCGGCGAAATCTATGTCGAGCGGTCTAACGGTAAATGCACTCCGGAGCAGTTCACAAAGTTGTGGACTCGGCAGGATGTGTGGCTGAACGCTCAGGAGGCGTTTGGTTTTGGTTTTGTGGATCGGATTGAGGGGGCTTAAGTAATGGTGGATTGGGATTTCTCGGGGGTTGGCGCTAAGGCCCCCACGTTGCGGCCTGAGCGGGAGCCGGTCACTCCCGGCGTCAGTAAGGTGCAGGCGGTTAAGGCTCTGCGGGCCGAGTTCCCGAATCTGGGCCTTAAAGAGGCGGTCGACATTGTTGACGGTAAGGCTGCCCGTCCGGATGATCCCGAGGTTCAGTTGATTGAGCTGACTGACACCGAGCGCCGGGTGGCGGTCAAGGCGCTGTCCAGGGTCACCCTTAACCCTGACGCCAAGGTTGACTTGATCGTGGACGCGATCAATAAGGTGCGTACCAGCGACCCGGAGGGCACCGTCCGTAAGTCGGTGGCCGGTCAGTACGCGTTCGCAGTCTCGCCGGGCACCTACCTGATCATCGAGACGGGCGACAACCCGCGCTACAAGTCCGCTAGCGAGCCTGAGGCGCGCGATATCAAGCGCTTTTGGTCGCGGGTTACCCCAGCCTCGTTTATGAGCCGTGGCGGGTAGCTGGCCCTGGCCCGAAGACACTAAGGACGACCGGCTGCGCCGGATCATTGATCACTACCGGGACGCGCTCGCTGATATCGACCTAGAAGCGTGCTTAGGGGTCGACAAGCTGATGGTTGATTACGGTCAGCCGTGGGTGTGTGACAACACGGTGGTGGACGTTAACGCGATGGTCCCGGCCCGGTGGTTCTTTGAGAAGTACGGCATCCCGGAGTGGAATATTCGGGATTGGTCGCGGCGGCATCCGGAGCGCATTCGGAAGCACAAGGCTGCGAATGGTCGGACTTTGTTTCGGGTGGGGGATGTCCTGACGTACAACGCCACAAAGGGTAGCCAATGAAAATGATGGTTCAGGTTCTAAACGTGCCCGACATGGATTGCTTAGAGCAAGCGGAGCTATTGGTGGAGCTTCGCCAGTCGGTTATCGACAAGATGCAGCAGAAAGGCCATCCGTTTGGCTCGGGCTATTCGGTGTGGGCTTTCTATGACGACTAGCGCTGTAGTTCTTTTGTAAGCGTGCTAATGTTTTTGTAGGGAGAACTATGTCTTGGCTGCCCTTATCTGGTGCCGATGGGTTCTTTATCAGCGATCAGGGGAAGTTCAAATCTCCGACTGGCCGCATCTTGAGCGAGTTCACCATTAACGGCTCCACGCGGGCCGTCAAGGTTCGCAAAAAGACGGTTCAGGTACATCTGGCGGTGCTGACCACGTTTGTCGGTCCACGGCCCCCTGGGGGCGTTCCCTGGTGGTCGAATGGCGACCCTACGGACAACCGGCTGGTGAATCTGAAGTGGCATGTGCCGAACAGTGATGAGGCTGAGGTTTTGGTGCGGGTGAATCGCTGCCGGAACGGTCATGTCTATTCGCGGGAGAACACGAAACATTGGGGCACCGGTCACCGGATTTGTTTGGACTGTGAAAAGGGCCATCCCCCGGTGACGCAACTTCCAGAGGTTCTGTAAAGAGGATTAGCGCGCCCGGTAAGGCTGGCTTTTAAACCGGAAGTCCTTATCGGTTCTGGCTGCGCTAGGGCGGTGCTCTCGGACGGCTGGCCTGAACGGGACGGCTCTATCAGGGAGCACCGCCTTACTTACTTAGGGGGTGCATTGAAGCCGTCCGACATCGCGTGGCTCGCACTCACTGGCGGGATCATCGCCTATGAGATTGCGTGTCCGCCGGGGGAGCTTCTTAGCGAAGGTTGGGACAGATACGTAGAGAGTCACCCGATCCTGGCGCGCGCTGTGCCGGTGATCGTGGCTCTGCATTTAATCAACGCACTTCCGGGTGGTTTAGACCCGTTTGTGGCGGTTGGGAGAATTTATCTTGACTGGTTTGGAGCTAGTTTCCGCCGTAATGCTTTTTATCGGCGGCGTTAACGGTACACCGTATATCTCGGGTGGCAATTCCCCGGCGGGTACTGATTGTAGTGGTTTAGCGTCGTGGGTTTCCAACATTGCTGTTGGCCGCGATCCGTTTAGCGGCAGGTTTGACACTCATAGTGAGGCGGCGGCTCTTAGGGAGCGTGGCTTTGTTGATGGGGATAAGCCTGGTGCTTTGGTGATCGGTTGGAACTCTAAGCACACGGCGGTCACGTTGCCGGATGGCACAAACATTTCCTCAGGTGAACGTGGCGGCGTTGCGGTTGGTGGCGGGGGAGCTTACCAGGCGCAGTTTACGCACCACATGTATTTGCCGGGGTCGGAGGAACGGGGAATTGACTAAGGAAACGGTCTGCCAAGAGGCTGAGCGGATTATCAACGGGCAGCGTCAGCAGGACTATGGCGATACCGCGCAGAACTGGAACCGGATTGCTGAGCTTTGGTCGGCGTATCTAGGTACGAAGATTTCCGCGTTGGATGCGATTAACTTGCTGCTGCTGATGAAGGTGTCGCGCGCTAAGCGTGGTTATCACCGGGATTCGTATGTGGACACTGCGGGCTATGCGGGCCTTGCTGAAAAGATTAATTCGGCTGAGCAGCCAAAGGCGCAGGCGGTGCTGCCCAGTATCCACGACACTCACGTTTACACCGGCCCTATGGGCGCGGGTCTGGTCACCGATCACATGAAGGCTATGGCCGCTGGGCCAAAGGCGTTCGCGTGAGCGCCAAGGTCCTAATCCTTGACATTGAGACGCAGCGCGCCATTGTCGAGACGTTCGGCCTGTTTAAGCAGTTCATTGGCATTGACCAGGTGCAGACCCCTACGCGGGTGTTGTGCTTCGCCGCTAAGTGGCGTGACGACGACAAGGTGATCTTCAAGGCCGCTTGGGCGGACTATGACGACGATGCTTACCGGCGCATGATGCAAGCCGCTTTCGACCTGCTGAATGAAGCCGATATCGTGGTCACTTGGAATGGTGACCGGTTCGACCTGCAATGGTTTGAAGCCGAGTTCATTCGCCTGGGTCTGGGCCGCCCGCTTCCGTACAAGTCGATTGACTTGATTAAGACTGTTAGGCGCTGGTTTAAGGGTGGGCTTATGTCCATGAAACTTGACTGGTCGTCTCGCATGATCCTTAAGGATCGCAAGGTTCATCACGGCGGGTCCGATCTTTGGTGGGATATCCGGCATGGGACGCGGGCTGAGCAGCGCGCGGCGCAGAAGCTTATGCGTGAGTACAACGAACATGATGTGGTTTTGACCGGTCGTTTGTTTGAACAGCATTTGCCGTGGTTGACGAACCTGAATTTGGCTTTGTATGAGGACACCGTTGATGACGGTGAGTTGCATTGCACTAAGTGCAATGGCACGAACTTGAAGAAAGACGGCGTTAAGGCGTATGTCACTGCTGCGGGTGTCTATCAGATGCATCGTTGTAATGACTGTGGCGCGACTTCGCGCGGTAAGCGTATTCGGAGCACTACTGAATTGAGGTCGGTGTGAGTTCATGGGCATTGCCAGCTGATCCGTTGGCTAAGCCGAAGTGGAGTGGCGTTATTTACGCTAAGAATCATCCTGAGGGGGGCCGTATCCGTGAGGGGTTCGGCCTTGACGGGTGGTTGGTGACTACGCCTCGCGGCGGTAAGCATTTCGGTCGCGGGTTTGCGCCGGGTTCGATTGCACCGCGTCTGCTGCTAGTGGGAGACATTGATGTCTCCAAGGATTCGCTGCAAGCGTTGACCGTTCTTTGGTCCGACACGATGGTAACTGTTGGGCGGATCGGCACTGCGTAATGAGCCAGAAGTTCGCTGTCTTAGCGGGGTCACTGGAGCGCGCTAAGGCGCTGTTCCGCGAGTTCGGCTGGGAGCAGGGTCACGATAGGGCTTTCGGGCGGTCTAAGTGGGGCGTGGATATTCGTGGGCAGAGGTTCGATTTGCTGCTGATTGATGAGACCGCACTGCCGCTCGATGGCGATACGTTTGCCGCGTGCCGCGCGGCGGTCTGTGGTGGAAACGCTTATGTGTTGCGGACTGTTCAGCCTGGGGATTTAGTGGGGAGATAAAAGAGATGAAGCCTGTTGCGCGGCCTAATGTGATGCGCCAAATGATTTTGGGTGCTCTGCTCGATAATAAGCAGGTGTTTGTTCCGCCTGCCGATAAGGACTCGGGATTGCCAGGGTCTTGGCGTCCTACTTTGGCTAACAATGTATCTGCTTTGAATGTGGATCGCATGGCCCGTCGTTGGATTAAGTAATGGGTAAGCCTGGGGATACTTCGCCGGGGCTTGCTGCGGCGGCCGGTTTCGGCATTGTGAGTGCTGGGCTTGAGTATGCGCGCGCTAAGGGCGATGATCCTGGGCTTATTGATGAGCTTGAAGGTGTTCTGCTTATTCATGCTCGGCGGCTTGTGGATTTGGACGATGAGTAGGGACGCTGCGCGGGCTCGGCAAGAGTTGCGCCGTTCTAACGCGGCTGTCCCGCACCGTAACCGTTATCGAGAGGCTAAGGCTGGCTTGATCACGCCTGGTGGGAATCCGGTTTGCCTTGTTTGTGGCGATTGGTATGGCCCGCCTTGGCGGCATGATTGCGAGGTTGACGATGCCGGGGAACCTCCGGAAGAAAGGTGCAACGGGCAAGACTGAGGCCGACTACCTGAGGGCTCGTCGCCGGGTGCTGCGTGAGTCGCAGATTTGCGCGTACCCGCCGTGCCGTAAGGCTATTGACCTGAACTTGAAGCCGATTTGTCAGTTCGTTGATACGTCACTGTTCACGGTTGAGACTGCGCATTTGATTCCGCTTACTTGTGGTGATGATTGCCGCAAGTTGAAGCACGCTCGTAAGTCTAATCCGTGGGGACCTTCGGCTAACCACAAAGTTCCGGTGTCTTCGTTGCCGCCGGATTCACCTTTGCTCGCCTCTGCTAAGAATCTTGAGCCTATGCATTTGAAGTGCAATAAGGATTTGGGGGATGGCGGCGTTACGCCTAGACATAAAACCTCTAGAGATTGGTTTGCATGATGTCTGATATCGCTCCGGATGATAAGGGGAACATCCTTGTCGGTGAGCTTCGGATCATTCAGTACGTTGACCCGGATGGGAATCTGAATACGGTGGATTTCTCGCAGGGGCATGGCGGTGCTGAGCTTACGGAGGATCAGTATTCCAAGCTGATTGATTGGGCGCACGCGTTCAATTTGGCTCCTAAGGTGGCCGCGATTCTTGCGGGGTCTAGTGACTAGCGAGGTTTATCAGTCTGAGGTTGAGTGCCGTTGTATGGATTGTGACGACATGATTCGTTTGGGTGATGAGGTTGTGGAGTTCGCGGGGGAGATGTTCCATGCCGAGTGTGTTTAGTGAGCCTTTGCCGTCTGTGACGGAGAGTGAGCGTGCCAATGAGTTCATTGGGTGGGCTTACGAGGGCGGCTTTGACACCGCGCTTGAGATGTACCGCGAGCGCTATGGGGATGCACCGAACTATGCGGTGGACTCGCCGGATGGGGGGCACCTGGCGGCGATGACGTGGCTCAAGCGGGCTGTAGAGCTGCTGGAGGCTCGGGAAGCTGAGAAGCGCCGCACACCGTGCGCTAGTCCGACTGTGCGCCGCCAGGATGGCTGGAATGCGCCAGCGAGCACGCCGCGCAAGTTGTGCAGCGAGCCGATTGGGCTGCATGTCCGCGCCTGAGTTTGTTAGGTCGTGTGGCGGAATTGGCAGACGCGCCAGCCTCAAAAGCTGGTGGGCTTACGCCCGTGTGAGTCCGAGTCTCACCACGACTACAACTGAATAGTGCTGCCTTAGCTCAGATGGTAGAGCAGCCGCCTCGTAAGCGGCAGGTCGGCGGTTCGATTCCGCCAGGCAGCTCCAGCGCGGGGTGGTAGCAGTTAGGTAGCTTCGCGGCCTCATAAGCCGAAGGTCACAGGTTCAATTCCTGTTCCCGCGACCATCTGGTTGTAGCTCAGCTTGGTTAGAGCGCTCGCTTTGGATGCGAGGGGTCGCATGTTCAAATCGTGCCAGCCAGACACTAGGGGGTGTGGTGAAACGCTGCGGTAAATGCCAGCAGGAAAAGCCACACTCTGAGTTCAATAAAAATAAGTCAGCTAAAGATGGTCACCAGGGCCGGTGTCGGCCATGCCAGAAAATCACTGACCGGGCGCACTATCACGGTAGCGACAAGCGAAAGCTGGCGGTGGCTGCTCAGCGAGTTGCGGCAATTGCTAAGGCTCGGGCGTACGTCGATGGGTGCCTAGCGGCGCAACCATGCGTGGATTGCGGGGAGCGTGACCCTATCGTGCTTGAGTTTGATCATGTGCGGGGTGTTAAGCGAAACAACGTTTCGGAAATGGTGCTGGCCGGTTTCGCCGTCCAGACGATAGCTCTTGAGATTGCCAAGTGCGAGGTCCGGTGCGCCAATTGCCACCGACGTGTTACGCACGCCAGGCGATTGCAAGCGGCTCAATTAGGAGGTTGATATGACTGATAAGGACCCGATTAAGGTCGCTAAGGACAAGCTGAATGTGGTTCAGGAGTTGCGTGATCGCAATGAGTGGCCTAAGGCTGAGGCTCCGGACCCGGCTGATTCTGCGGCGAAGGTCGGCAACTAGTGAGTTTCAAGTCTTGTAGGGATCACCCTAGCCTTGTGGGCTAGTGGGCCTACCGGTTAGTCCCATCGACTGAACGGGACCGGTGAGGGAAACCACCGTTATAGCCAACCGCACAAAACTTGGGTCGGTGCAATAGCGGATCGTCAGCCGCGCACACGACGCCTTTATAACCTAGGAACTGTAGCCCCTAAGTAAAGAGCGCTGACGGAAACCCATTCCGGGATGGGTAGCTACCCAGAGGACGGGTTATCAACTCGCGTGGCCCTGCGGCGAATTGGGCTGTGTCGGCATGATGCATAATGCGGGCGCATATTCGTTAACCAGGGGCGAAGGTAAATAATCCCTGGTTCTTATCGCGCTAGCTCAATTGGTAGAGTCCCCGCCTCCAAAGCGGGTGGATGAGTGTTCAAATCATTCGTGCGGTGCTTTTAATGGTCATTCTATGGCCCATTATGCGGGTGTCTGCATCTTTGCGACATATGGCCCTCTAGCCCAACTGGCAGGAGGCGCGCGCCTTAGAAGCGCGACAGTGAGTGTTCGAATCACTCGGGGGCCACGCTAAGTAGCTTAGTGGTAAAGCTCCCGACTGTGACTCGGGCGTCGACTGTTCGATTCAGTCCTTAAGCCACGCGCGGGTAGCTCAGTTGGTTAGAGCACTGCCCTGATAAGGCGGGGGTCCGGGGTTCAATTCCCTGCTTGCGTACGCGTTTATTTGTCAGTAGCGCGAGGTATTGACGTTTTATTGACCGGTAGCACAATTAGGCGGGTACATGTCAGATAAGACGTTTTATCGGTTATGCACAGCGTGGGTGATCTTTATGGCCGTGCTGATTACGATTCCGGTGGCTACCGGGGTTGTTGGGGTGGTTTACCACTTGTTTGATCCGGATTGCCCAACGGTGATCTGCACTTAGATATACACACACGTATTCAATGCTGGCTTACTTGGGGGTGGAGTGTCTAAGGTTCTTAGCCTGTATGGCACTCGTAGCTCACAGTTTTGGTCTGAGGCTCCGGCCAAGATGGACGCGTTGAATCTGCGTGCGATCTTCCCATCGGATAACGCGTTCGGCTTCCCTGATCTGGAGCGGTGTGATTGGGTGCCTGATTATCTGGGTGCTTGGCATATGCCGCGTCAGCGTGAGCGTGCAGCTCGGGAGAACGGCGCTATTCATTTCTTTTTGGACGACTACCGCTTTGAGACTGCGTTTACGAGCCCTGAGAGGACCGTAGGCAGAGTTTTGGCGGTGGGTGGGGCACTGACCCCCGATTTCAGTTTGTGGCGTGACATGCCGCGTGCAGCGCAGATTTGGAACGTGTACCGGTCCCGTTGGTGTGGGGCGTTCTGGCAAGGCCAGGGCGTGAGGGTCATTCCTACTGTGTGCTGGGCTCGTCCGGACACGTACGACTTCTGCTTTGAGGGGTTGCCTCGCGGCGGCGTGGTGGCTGTGTCTGCGTTGGGTGTGCGTGCGACTGAGGAAGATCAGACGTGGTTCCAGATGGGGCTAAGTGAGATGGTGTCTCGGCTTGAGCCGGCGATTGTGCTTAGCTATGGGAAGTTGCGTTATGTGGAGGGTTTGGATTTGCCTGTGGTGAAAGAGTTTCCGACGTTTTGGGATGAGCGCCGTAAGGTGCTTAAGGGAGAGTAAAGCAGGCCGTTAGAGTGCCGACTAGTCTTGAAAACTAGGTGTCCCTGTGAGGGGACTGGGGGGCGGGTCCTCTGCTCTCCGCTTCTAGCTGGTGTTGCTGTTCTTTTACTTGGCCGATTCGGAAGGTGTAGCCGAGTATGGCGGCGATTAGCAGGAATGCTGCTAGGTGCCATGTTTCGAGCGTTACTGGTAGATACCAGAATGCGGTGGTGATGTCACCTTCCATTGTGGCTTTTCCCCCGGTTTCGGTTTTGTTTTCGCGTATGTTATCGCACCTGTGTGGTTCCTGCAAGGGTGCTGTGGTGCCGCTGTGGCTGAATGGTTAGGCTGCCGCCCGCAAAGCGGTTTATTCCGGTTCGATTCCGGGGGGGGGGGCGGCTCTTTATTGACATTGGCATGTAGCTCAATTGGCAGAGCACTAGATTGTTAATCTGGGGGATGCAGGTTCGACCCCTGCGATGTCAGCTTTAGAAAGTGCGCCCACTAGGGATCGAACCTAGGACCCGAAGATTAAAAGTCTCCTGCTCTACCAACTGAGCTATAGGCGCTTGCGGCACGATCATACCCCCTGCGTTTCGGCCATCTCGTCGTAGGTGTCGAACAGCTCCGGCCAGTCATCTCCGGGCTGGAAGACGCTGCCGGGTAAGCGGTTCGTTACTACGGCTAGCCTCATGCCGATGTGCTCTATCCCTACGGTTGCAAGCCAGCCTGCGCAAGCCTGTTCCTTACCTTCGTCTGTCTTGTGGCAGGCGAAGATGGGTGAGCCTAAGGGGCGTTCGTGCCCGGCCTCTCCGGCGGTGCTGCGGAGCGCTTCGTAGCGTTCTGCGGGGAACTTGCCGGGTGGGGTGTCGCGCCGCCAGGGGCATTCGTTGCATGGGTAGCGCTTGTGCGGGAGTGATCCGGTCATGTCCTATACAGTACGGGAGCCGTACGCCTTTGTCAACTACCTATTAGCCCAATAGCGCAATTCGATCTCTTTATCTTGGCACTTCTCGACTAAGGGCCTTAGGTCGGCTATCTCCTCGCGGAGAACTTCAATGACGATCTTTAGTTGGTCGAATTCGTGTGCTGCCTTGCGAATGTTTTGGGTGGCTTGCCACAAGGTCGGCCAGCTGCTTTGAACGTCCGACATCACGCGTCGGTGATAGTCGGGCTGGGGACCTTGATCGGTGATCGCGGCCTCTAGCTGCTCTAATGCCGCCTTAAGGTCACTCATTCCTGCACCACCCAATGAATGCGAGCCGCTAACAGTTCCGGCTTATCCTCGCGGCCAAGTTCCGCATAACGGATAACCAGGTGGTTGTAGAAGCCGCGCACTTCATCCTCATTCCGGGATATGGACGATATGCGGGGTTCAAAGCCCTTTTCGGACCAACGCACGGCCCAGATCGGCCCGCCCGCGTAGACACCGGCCACGCCGGTTGTGCTGCCGGGCTTGTGCTTGTCTTTGCATTCCTGGCACCAGCCGCCCCTTAGTAGGGACTTGCCGCCAATCTGGCACTTAATGCAAATGCCTACGCCTATAGGCTTAGCCTTAGTCATCTTCGTTCCACCTTTCGCCCGCGTACGTTGGGTCAAACCAACTTGGCGGGGTGTCTGTGTCGGGGTACTGCTGGCGGATCGCGTCGATGCGTGGCTGGACCCGTTCGACGTATGTGCCGTAGTGGCGTGTGCAGCGGGGGTACAGCTCGCCGCTGCCTGATAGGGCTTCGTAGCGGTTCACCGGCCCCTGGCATGGCCCGTACTCGTCAATGTGGGCGTCTACGCAGTTGTCCACGGTCTAGCACCTTTCGTCACTGTGACAGATTAGGCTGCGTCGGCCTTGACCAGGCCCAGCTGCTTCAACACGGCTGGCACAAACTTCCCGGCCTGACTGTCGCTTGAAATGACTGGGATGTAAATCGAGTATGGGGGAAAGTCGTCCATGTCTTGAGCGGCGTGGACGGGCATACCGTAGCTGCCGCTGTGCGCGATGCCGCAGGCCCTACGCACTTCGCTTGAGTGGTTGTGCATTGCGTTGAAGATGTGACTCCGCAGGAATGACGGGTGAGTCAGTGCGTACATGAACATGCCCACGTCGAACGGTTCACCGGCCCGCTTGAGCTTAACGGCGGTGCGAGCCCAAACCTTTGTGCCGCCGCGAGAGCCCCGGACGTGATTGTCCGCCCAGATTTCAGCTTGCAGGCCGCATGTCTCGATGGCTTCAACTAGCGCCATCATTGACTGGCCGTTCTTCTTAATGGCGTCAGCGCTAATGCCGCAGTTGTACGAGATATTCATAATGAGTGTGACGATGTTGGACTTGCCGGGTTCGTCGGTGGGGAAGTACGTCACCATGCATTCGGGGGTGCCGTCCACGAATCGGCCCATGTCTACGAATGACCCGCTGGTGTCGTAGAACTCGTCAAAGACTGGCCGGATGAGGTCGCCAGCGACGTGTGAGACGTGATCGTGTGCGAGGTTGATTGCTTCAACGCCGTCTCGCGGTAGACCCCGGCGGGCCATAGCGTCGGCTTCTTTCATGTTGGCGGCACCGTAGAACGTGCTGTTCATTGCCGCGCTGCGGTGGTCGTGCTCGCGGTTATGGTCGATTAGCTCGGTGAACGATTCAAACATGACAACTGAGCGGTTGCGTCCGTCTTCCTCTACCCGCCTGTCAACGCGCATGGTTAAGCCACCTTAGAGTTTTTGGAATAAGTTTTGTTTAGGAGAGGGAAACGGAGAGGCGACTATTCGCCGCCCCTCCGTTCCACTATCTCGATCACCTTGTCAAGAACGGGCAGGGTGTCCCCGTTCCTGTCTGCGCCACCAGTCACCACAACCACGCCGCAGAGGCGATCAATGCCGACAGCATCAGGGTTCAGAGCCCACCAAAGGGCTGTGGCCTGCGTGTTTATCGGCTGGGATTGAAGTTTACCGTGTTCACCAAGCATGAACGCGACATCTGCCCGTTCGGCGTTCGCGTCGGTCCATCCGTAGACGGCCTCAAGGTCGTCACCGATTGTGCTGCGCATGAACCGGTACAGGTCCATATCGTCGCCGGGCACGGCCACGACTTCGTGTGTACGGTCCGTCTTGAGGACCAAGACTTTGGTTTCGCTGCTCATGTCACCTACAGTACGTCAGCCGTACGCTGATGTCAAGCCTTTGATTTTGGGGGTTTCGGGGGAGGCGGTTCCGGGTTAAACCGGGGGTTGCCTCCAGCTGCGATAACCTGCAAGTTGCCACGCGGAAACTTAGTAACGAACTCAAGTTCGTTGTATGAGTAGCCGGTGGCTTTAGCTTCGCGTATCAGATCATAGAGGGCGATGATGGCGGCGGCTATCTCGAAGGTTTGGGCACCTATGGTGTCTAAGGTGGCGTCAGTAGCCATGCTCGGAGAGTACACGCTCACCATCGTTTACCTCTCTTAAGCGTTGGTCGATTTTGTCGATTCGTTCCTGGCGCTGTGTGATCTCTTGCACTAGTTCGATGCGCTCTTGTGTGAGTCGCAGGCGTTCCTGCTGGAGCATGAGCGCGGCGGCGCTGTTGGGGATGTCAGGGAGGACGTTAGACATGCGTACAACTATTTCACAGCCTCAGCCAGCGCCTTAGCTAGATGCTCAAAGTAGGGCAGTACCGGCTGGTTGCATAAATCCAGTCTGACCAGCGTGTTCTTGATGACCATCTGCTCGGATGCGGACACGCCTTTGGCTACTTCTACTACGACTTCCAGGGGGATGCTGTGCCACTTCCACGGGCCACCGTCCGGTGTGTCGATGTGGAACGTATGGTGTAGGTCTACGCCTTTCTCGTCTAGGAAGGTGTCGATCCACTTGCCGAACGCGGTCATCACGCAACCGCCATCGCGGCGTCGGTCATAGGCTTGAGGCCCAAGGTGCCCTTGCTGGTCACGGGTGCCTCCAGCTGGGGGTGTGGCTCACTGGGGAACGTGTAGCTCACGGTGCCGTCTTCGGCCTGGTGCATGACGGTGAAACCTGTCGGGCTGACCCACTTCACGGTGTTTGTCATGGTTGCCACGGTACGGCTGCCGTACTCGGGGTGTCAAGTTTTTCGGGATTGCCAATTTTTTGGATTCGCAATTTCCTTAGCGCGCGTTAGGTGCGCCAATTTTTCAATTTCCAATTTTTCCAATTTCTTGGGGGCGTGCCGGGGCCGGTGCGGAACCGAGCAGCACTCACCGAACGGGGGCGATGATGGGCGGACGTGGCGGCGGCGGATCGGGCGGCGGCTCAGGATCGGGCGGTAACAGTAACGCGGACTTGCCACTAAACGACCAGGGCAAGCTAAGCGACCTAAGCGATAAGGGGACCGCTAGCGAAGCTGCGGACGCGCTAGGGCTAACACCTGACGAGAAAGAACACTTTGAGAACGGGGCGGACGCTAATGACCGGCGGATGCCTAAGCCCGCTAAGCCGGGGGCGGGTAAGAAACCGAGCAGGTCCGTCGACGCTGGCGAACTGGCCGACGCTCACAAGCGGGCCGTTGCGGCATACGCACGCAAGCACGGGCGTAAAGCGGCACGGGCATACTCACGCGGCGCTTACTGGTCACTGGTACGCGCAATCAAGACAACGCTCGCGGTTGCGTCCACGGGTGGTCAGGTTGCGAGCGCACCAACGCACGCGGCGGTCAACTCGGCGCTACTCGCGGCCTACTGGACCGATAAGTTCAAAAGGGCGGCACGCTAAACCGTCAGCGCTATCCGTAAGGGTGGCTGTAGTCAACGCTAAGCGACTAACGGGCGTGCCCTAGTGGGAATGGATGCCGGAAACGCTTAGAAACGCACTGAGACGCCAATGCAGAAACGCCCCGCCTGGTAATCAGGCGGGGCGTTCCGTACTGCGGTTTGGCGCTAGGCGATACCCAACCGCTCTAGCACGCGGGTAACCGTGCGCTCGGCGCTGTCCTGGCGCTCGCCCAGGCGCACAGCGGGCAGATACACAGCGTTCTCCCCGTAGCTTTCCTCTACGTGTACCGCGCCAGTCTCAACGCAACCGTAGCCCGCGCCGACACCGTAACGACGTTGCATGTCGGGAGTAAGCCGGTGCATAGCGTTAAAGCACAGCGCGCGCAACATGCTTGGATCGGTGAACGCGTACATCACGGACCCCATGTCCAGCGGTTGACCAGCGGCACGGATACGCACAGCGATACGGAAATGGTGGGCAATCTCGCGGCCATTACTGCGGCCAATGTTGGTGGAGTCAACCCACAACTCAGTAGCACGCCCGGACGTTTCAATCGCTTTGATCAGCGCCACAACCAAACGCCCGCGCGTCTCAAGTTCCTCCTTGTCGATGCCGCCGGATGCATTCACGTTGCTAACTATGGTCACAACGGGCGTGGTCTTGGGCTTGTCCTCAAACACACTGTCGACCATGCATTCGGGCGTGCCGTCGAGAAAACGGCCCATGTCCACATATGAGCCGGTCACGTCGTAAGTGCTGAACATGTCGATCTCGGTGACCTGGCGCATGGCGCTATCCACCATTGCCTTAGACGTGTCCAGCACGCGGACACCAAACTCGGGCAATCCTGCCTTAGCGCGGGCCGCAGCCTCGCCCACACTGGCGCAATTAGAGAAAGACCGGCGGCATCGCTGGTAGCCAACGTTAGCGGCCTGGTAATCGGCGAACTCAGCAAGGCTCGGGTACTGATGAACCAGCAAGTTTCGGTTCTCAATGATCTGCATGGTGTGCCCTTTCTGAGCGCGTGGTTGTGGTGTGAGTGTCAGAGTACAGTACCCGTACTCAAACGCAAGCGACCCGGCAAGACTAGGTGTCTTACCGGGCCGCTGTGCGCTAAGCGTGGCTTAGGCGGACACCTTAGACCAGGTGGCATCATCCATGCCCTTTTGAAGGGTCCAAGCCACTGCCTTATCCCAATCCAAGCCTTGCGCGAGCAGGGCGGACATGTTCTGAGATGCACGCGGGGTGATAGTCACGCCCGTGATTGCCTCACGCTTGACGTTCTTACGAACCTTTTGCACGTAGGCCACGGCCCGCTGTGTCACGTCACGCGGCGCACCCTTAGCAAGTGCCGCCATCATTTCGATGTTTTCGTCAATCTCGATGGTCAGCGCGATGAACCGATCCTTAAATTCGGCGCTGAATTTCTGAGCCGCCGGGAACTCCCAGGTCGGGCCGTCACCGTAAGTGTTGGTAGCGGCAATGATGACATGCTTATCGGTCAAGCGGACAATCTCACGATTGGGCAAGCTGATAAAGCGGTTGGACAACAGCGAGTTGAGCGCGGCCTGAATGCCGGGATGCGAGCGGTCCAGCTCGTCAGTCAACAGAATGCCGCCCTCAGGGTTAACGGCCCAATCGTAAACAGCGGTAGGGATGAACTCGCCCGTGGCGGACATGTAGCCGCGCAGCTCGCTAGCGGTGCTTTGCAAGTGAAAGCCGATCACGTAGAACTCGCGGCCAGTAGCCTGGGCAACCTGCTCGCACATGTGAGTCTTACCCACGCCCGGAGCGCCGACCAGCTGCACATTGCAACCAGCCGCGATGGCGGTCAGCACGTCGCCAAACTGAGCATGGGTAACCCCGTCCACTTCCCGACGCTCAGTGTCGGTAAGGACGATGGTCCGCTCAGGCATAACCACGCCCTCTACGACCTCACGCGCAATGCGTTCGACCTCGGCGCGGTCAATCTGCGGGCGGCCCAGAATGTCCCACAGTGCGTCGCGGGCATCTTTACTACCGCCCGTCTCGGTGCCGCCGGTCGCAACGGTTTCGGTAGCGGCCCGCGTGTCGACATTCTCGGTAGCGGTCTCGGTAACCGTCTCAGTGCCGCCCGTCTCGGTGGTGTTCTCAGTGCCGCCAAACGTCTCAATGCAGGTATGCAGGTATTGAGTGCCGATCACCTGACCCTGATCAGCTGCCTTAGTGACCATGTTCTTAACGATCAGGTGCTCAGCGCCGTCCTGGTCCGTTGCCAGGTAGAACGGTCCCTCATTACCGCACTTGGCGCACGGCGTGCGAAGGGTGCGGATGGATTGCTTGGTAAGTGTGGTGACAGACATGGTGTTGACCTCTCGGTGGTTGGTGGTTGTGGTGAGTCTTTACCGTACACCACGCGTACCCGATTGGACAAACGTTAGGGTACTTAAGTCGTACTTAGGGCGTGTTGCGGACGCCAAAACCCCCCGCTAGCTGGGCTAACGGGGGGCTAAGGGTGCTTAGGTGCTGCTAGGCGTTGGACTCCAGCCATTCAAACACTGTGATCAGACGCGTATCACCACGCGCCCATTGCTCGGTAGGCAGACAGTGATCCCGTACCGCTAGGTGAACCTTTGACCCGTGCCAGCCGATCAGAATGCGTTGACCGAGGTGCCGGTTGTAGATCACGACGCTTGCGCCGCGCTTGGCGTCGATTGGGTCAGGCTTAGGTGCTGTGACTGTCCAGCCGTGAGCGCGCGCAACGCGTGCCACTTCTGTGCGGATGCTCATTCGTCGGTGCTGCTCATGCTCGCCACGGTGAGGATTGCGTTTAGCGCGCACGCCCAACCGATACCGGCGCACCACTTCACAGCGGTAGTCGTCTCGGGCCACAGGCCAGCGACAATCAGGAACGCTGCGCCGAACACGGATAGGCAGATTGCCGCCGCCGCTTTCTTGATATTGGCGTTCACTGGCTGGCCTCCGTGTCCTCAGCTAGGCACTCTGCGCACAGCGACCGGAGCGACGTTCTGGCCTGCCGAAGCCGCGTAAGCGCCTTTTCGGTCACTTCGCCCTTCTCTAGATCCCGAATAGCCCAACCGATCGCTAAGGCCGCGCCATGCGTCACGTTGTCGACCTTGCTCACTGGTCAATCTCCGAATCTGTGTAGGTGTCGCAATCGTTGAGATAGACATTCCCGCTGGGGTCCTGGGTCACGGTGCAACGCAATACCGGGTCAGCGTGCGCCTTAGGGGTCAGTAGCGCCACTGCCAGTAGCGCTAGCACGGTCACAGGCACGACGAACCCGAAGAAAAAGCGCCAGTAGGCGCGCCACGTTGCGGACATGTGCCAATGCGTCTCGGTCACGGTAGTGATGCCCTCAGGGCTGGTTACGGTGCGCTTGCGGATAATCACAGAATCCCGCCCTTCCATTCGCCATCATTCAGGGAATACCAAACGTCAGCGCTACGCCCATCCTTAAGGCGAATCGTCACGTACGGCTGCCTGTTGTAAAGCGCCGCTGTGCCTTGCCCGTCCGCCATAGCGTTAAGGGTGTCCAGTAGCGCTTGCAAGTGTTCGTTCACAGGGCACCGGCCCAAGACAGCATTTCCTCAATGTCATCAGCGGTAGGCATGGCGTCCGGGTCGCTGTGGTCCGCGTAGTCGTCCATGTAGGCGCTATGCACGTCGGCAATGTCCTGGGCGATCTGCTCGGCGCTATCCGTGAACATCAGGCGCGGCTTGTTAGTGATGGCGGACTCAAGCGGGCTCAGTGTCCCGTAGTACGTGCGTGGCCCGTAGTTGACGGGCTCACTGTCCCAGCGCCCTTGCCCTGCGCCTACTAGTGCGAAGTCCTCATATGCGCTCATGTGTCGCGCCTCCTATGTGGTGGTGAGTGGTTGTGGTGAGCCCTCACCGTACGCCACGCGTACGCATACATGCAACAAGCGACACGCACTAGGTACAGCACACGTACGCAACGCCACCTCAGTGCCACGTAGGCACGTCAACACGCACACACCCTTGCCAGCACTAGCGCACGCCCTTACAGGCGCTCACAGGGGCGCTAAGCACGCACGCGCCAGCAACGCACACACAAGCGCACCGCAACCACGCCCTAGGTACGCCCCTAGTACCCGATCCCCTAACACCCCCTACGAGCCCCTAATGCCCTAGTGCTAGCAGACCGGCTAACCCAATGAACAGGGCGAGACACCAGGCCATGCGTTGTTTCGCACACACACAGCCTGACCAGCGCAAAGCTAAGCAAAACGTGTGACTAAGACACACACCACAATGTTTGCTGAGCCAGCTATGTGTAACCGGGCCGCAGTGCTAACAGTGCAGCTCAGGGCATGTTTCCGCGGCCTAAGGTGACCTAAGCGACCCCCCTGGGGGGTGTCCAGCGCGTTAGCCGCCAGCTCTCCTCGTACGGCCAGCGATCCCTCTCTCTCTGGGATTTCAGGCCATAACTAAGCGACCTTAGGTGCTCTAAAACTGCTGGTCGCACCCAATTTTGGAGGTTTTCATGGGTGGTCGGGGTAGTTCGGGCTCTGCGGGGGCCGGTTCGCGTGACCGGAGTTCGCGGAAAGCGACTCGGGAAGCTTATGCGGCCAAATTGACGACTGCGCCGAGGTCCAACAGGGATTCCGCTCATTTTCGGGAGCTTGCGGAGTATCACGGGTGGACTCGGAGCGCTTTTGAACGGCATGGCCGGTCTGAATATGTCTCCTATGTCAAGGGTGACCTCAAGGTTGGTATTCATTTCACGCCAACTGGGCGTTTAGGTTCGGCGACTCTGACTAAGGGTGGCTTTGAGACTGCGCGGGTGCTCCCGAAGTTTGGAAATAAGCGGTCCAAGGTCAATGCGATGTTGATAGGAGCTAAATAATGCCGCCACGTAAGCGGGCTGTACCTAAAAAGGACTTTCCACCTGGCCTTTTGGAGGCTGGGCAGGAGCTTTGGATGAGCATTAGTGCGGAGCGTCAGTTGGATGCCGCGTCAAAGGTTCTTTTGATCAATGCTTGTCGCATCGCTGATCGGCTTGATGCGCTTGATTCTGAGATTGATGGCCGGTTGGTTTCGTTTAATGCGCGGGGTGATGAGGTTATTAACCCGCTTATCTCTGAGCATCGCCAGCAGTACACGACTTTGGCGAACATTTTGTCGAAGATGGGGCTGGGGGAGTTGCCTAAGCCGAAGCAGGGCGGGTCTCGTTGGGATGAGTTGGCGGCGAAGCGCGCGGAGCGTGCTGCTGCCCAGGCCGACGCCGCGAGGGTGGCGTAATTGCCCGGAATGATGTTCAAGCCCGCTGGCTGGTATTCGTGCGGCTGCTGCCATGAGGCGCAGAACCGCCATGAGGGCCGGGCTTATGAGAAACGCAATTGGCAGCGTGAAGCTGAGGCCGAGCGAGAGGACTTTGGTGATGTTTAGTGGCAATGACGGTTATCGAGTCGATCCCGACTCAAAGGCCGGTCGAATCTGAGTCCCAACTTTGGACGCCTATTGATGACAAGCTTACCGAATGGCGGTCTAAGGGTCTAGTTGGCGATCAGAAGCCGCGTCTGTCGAATTATCCGACGTTCTTTACGTCGCTTGAAGACGACGGCATGGACTTCATTGAGGCTTATGGCTATGACCTGTTGCCGTGGCAGGAAGCTTTGTTTAGGGCTTCTCTTGGCCGCACTCCGGAGGATTTGTGGGCGTGCCGTCAGGTATGTCTGATCATTCCTCGCCAGCAGGGCAAGACGGAGCTGCTTGAGGCGCGGGAGTTCTACGGCCTGTTCGGGCTGAATGAGAAGATTTTCCATACTTCGCAGCAGGCTAAGACTAATACGCAGGCTTGGCAGGCGTTAACGAGTCGGATTGATTCGTATCCGGACCTTGAGGAATTGGTTCTGCCGCATAAGAACGGCGGCGAGGAAGTTTCGATCCGGCTGCGGAAGCGGGATGACAATCCTGAGCCGGGCTATGTGCGGTATATCGCTCGTTCTCCTAACTCTGGTCGTGGTTTCCGTGATATCGACCTGGTGATGTGCGATGAGGCTTATGCCTTGTCTGCTGCTGAGATTGCGGCGCTTGGTCCTACTCAGCGTGCTAACCGGAATCCGCAGACTTGGTTTACGAGTTCTGCTGGTACGGAGGATTCGGAAATCCTGACCGGTATTCGGGATGCGGGTATTGCCCACGCTAACGAGGCTTTGTTGTTCGCGGAGTGGTCCCTTGAGGAAGGGGCTGATCCTTCGGACCGGACGTTGTGGCCTGTGGCGCAGCCGAGCTTGGGTGCTCCGTTCTGCACGCTTAGGAATCTTGAGTCTGAGTTTGTTGGTTTGCCGTTTGTCGAGTTCGCCCGTGAGCACATGGGTATGTGGGATGACCCGCGAGTTAACTCGGTTATTCCGTTTGATAAGTGGGAGGACTGCAAGCTAGAGGACTTGGCGGATGGCGAGCAGCCGTCAGTTGAGGTTTTGTGGACTGTCGCTTGTGTGGATGTGGCCCCGGATCGAGCTTGGGCTTCTGTTGCTTTGGCTGGTAAGCGTCCGGATGGTAAGTCGCATGTTGAGGTTATCGCTGCGGATAAGGGCACGAATTGGATTGTGCCGACGATGCAGCGCCTTATTAGTTCTGCTACGCCGCCGAGGGCGGTTGCTTTGCAGGCTGGTGCGCAGGCTGGCGCGTTTTATGCGGAGCTTGAGCAGATTGGCTACAAGGTTCACATGTTGACGCCTCAGGAGGTTGCGGCGGCTACGGCGAAGTTTTATGACGACGTTGTTAGCGAGAAGCTGACCCATCTTGACGATGAAACGTTGGTGCGCGGTTTGGCCGGGGCTACGAAGTATCCCATTGGAAAGATTGAGCATGGCGGTTGGGGCTGGCTTCGTAAAGGTACGAGCGTCGATATCACTGGCATTGTCGCGTGTTCTTACGCGAACCGAATTTTGACTTTGGAATCGGCTGAGGAAACTTTGACGAAGAAAAAGCGATACAGGATGGTTTAAATGATTGATCTTCCCGACGAGATCGCGGATGGCGATGTTCGGAAGCTCATTGAGAATGAGTTTTGGCCGGAGTTTATTCGGCGGCGCGAGGGGCTTGACAAGATTGCGCGGTGGGTGCGGGGCGATCAGCCTGATTACCTGATTCAGAATGCTAGCCAGGAGAAGCGGGCTTTGCTTAAGCTTGCTAAGACTCCGTGGTTGGGTCTGGTGGTCACTCACTTTACGCAGGCTTTGTTTGTTGATGGCTATAAGGCTGAGGGTGCTAAGGACAACTCGGCGGGGCCGTGGCAGACGTGGCACGCGAACAACATGCAGTCTCGGCAGATTGCGATTCACCGGGCGGCGCTTACCTACGGGTATTCGTTTGCGCGGGTGTTGCCGGGTGTGGCGCTTGACGGTGCCGACCAGGCTGAGATTCGTGGGGTGTCGCCGCGCCGTCTGCTGGCTTTGTATGAGGACCAGGTTAATGACGAGTATCCGAGGTATGCGCTGGAGCTTGCTAACAACGGCAAGTCGGTGCGGCTTTATACGGATGAGTTCTATTACGAGCTAAAGATGTCGTCGCCGGGTAGTTTCCCGCGTGAGCAGACGATTAGGAAGGTTCGGCACGGTGTGGGTGTGTGCCCGTTCGTGCGGTACGTGAACATGATGGATTTGGACGGCTTCACTATGGGTGAGGTCGAGTATCTGATTCCTGTTGCGTCCAAGATTGACAAGACTGATTATGACCGGTTGTTGGCTCAGCATTACAACTCTTGGAAGGTTAAGACCGCTACTGGTATTGACGACCTTGACGCTGAGGCGACGGACGATGAGCGGTCGCGGGCGAAGCTGATCCTGGCGCATGACGATATTTTGATGCATGGCAGCCATGAGGCGCGCTTTGGCACTTTGCCGGAGACGAGCCTTGATGGGTTTATCGCGGCTCATACGCAGGATGTTGAAATCCTCGCTACGAACGCTCAGGTGCCGGTGTGGGTCCTTAATGGTTCTCTCGCCAATCTTTCGGGAGACGCGCTTACAGCGGCCACTAAGAGCACTATTCAGAAGCTTTACGAGCGTCAGATTACGTTCGGCTCCGCGCATAACCAACTGTTGAGGTTGGCGGCGCATGTTGAGGGTGATTCTGAGGGTGCGCGTGACTTTACGGCTTCGGTGTCGTGGCAGGACACGTCGGTGCGTTCGTTGGCTCAGGCCGTGGATGCGTATGGCAAGGCCGCGACGATGCTGGGTATGCCGAAAGAGTTCCTGTGGGGTCTGATTCCGGGCATTACGCAGTCGGATGTTGAGCGGATGCGCGAGCACTACAACGACGACGACGAGATGACGCAGATGCTTCTGTGGTGGACGCCTAACGGTCCTGGGGGCAAGTTCGCCGCCGACATTGAGGTTGATACGCAGACGCAGATCATTGAGGCCCAGGGCGAGGTTCAGTCTGAGCAGATTGACCAGCAGGCGGCTCATGCTGCGGATGCTGCGGAAAAGGCTCAGGCGGCGGCTAAGTCTCAGGCGGTGGCGGTGGCTAAGGCCACCCCTGCCGCTCCGGCGGCTGGCCGTAAGACGGCTTCTACGTCTAAGCGGACGCCTAAAAAGTCGGGCGGCGTGAACGGTAACGATCCGTCATCGAGGTCTAAGGCTGCATAACTGAATAGGGGGTGGGTTGGCCGACGACGCGGAAGATAAGAAGCGCAAGGCCGCTGCACTCCCCGAACTGACGCCGATTCCTGCTCTTGCTGCTTGGTATGCGACTCAGCATGTCCAAGCGCAGGAGGGGATCGCGGCGTCTGTGTCTTCGGGGTTGGCCCTGTTGTGGCCGATCATTAATTTGGGCGATCTGGACAAGTCGACACCTAGTTGGCTGCACGCAACCACGCTGCAAATCGAAAAGGGCTGGAATGAGTCAGCCGAGCGAGCGTATGAGTACGTGCAACAGGCTTTGTTGTCGGTGGAGCCGGATGCTACGCCACCCGCGAGGGTGGAGACGAAGTTTCCCGTGCAGGAAATCCAAACTGCGATGCGGGTTCGCGGACCGGTTGAGGTTAAGCGCCAGATTGCGCGCGCTGTGCCTGAACAGGACGCGATGGAAGCCGGTAAGAAAGCCTCTGATGGTGTGGGGGCTACTAAGGCGACTGACGGCGGTCGCACTCAGGTCTTAGAGCTTGTGCGGAGGGAAGCCCCTAAGCGGCTTTCTCGGGGCAAGCCTATCGGGTATGCCCGTAAGACTGACGGTAATCCGTGCTATTTCTGCGCCATTTTGGCGTCACAAGGTGCGGTGTATTTCTCTGAGTCCAGCTTTGACCGTTCTAACTCGATGATTCGAGAGGTTAAGTGGACTAGCAATAAAGACAAGGGCACGCGGCGCGCTTTCATAGGCGATGGCCCGGCGAAGGTGCATGACCATTGTCAATGCACGATGCGTCCGGTATTTAGCAAGAGTGATTCTTTAGATGATCGCGCCAAGTATTTCCGTGACCAGTGGATGAAGCACGGCAGGGGCGGGAAGGGGTCGGACGGTAAATATCGTTCGGCTGAGAACAATTTCCGCCGTAATTATGTGCCGCCACCACCTTACAGCGCAGATGTGCTGGATTTGAGCGAGCGTCGGCAGATTATCTCCGATGTTCAAAATAACCGTGAACTTTTGTTGGCTCGCGGGTTTAAGGCGGATTCGCCAAACGTCAAGTTCCTTGACGACTCGATTAGAAAACTAAGCGCTTCAGCTTAGGACGCGGGACAGTCACGCGTTTTTATTGACTGGCTTTTAAAGGATTAATCAATGTCTGAACTAGATAACAACCCTGACGACGACGTTACTAACGAGGGTGGCGATCCGGCGGATAACACTCCGGAGAACACTTTCAAAGCTATTACCTCTCAAGATGATTTTGATAAGGCCGTAGCTCGTCGTGTTGCGCGTGAGCGTAAGAAGTACGAGGGATTTGAGGACTTCAAGGCTAAGGCTGAGCAGTTCGAAAAGCTTGAGGCTGAAAAGGGTTCTGATATCGAGAAGCTGACTCGTCGCGCCGAAAAGGCTGAGCGCGATTTGGCTTCGCTAACGGAGAAGCTGTCTAAGGCTGAGCGCAATGAGACGGTCCGCGATATTGCTGATGAGCTGGGCCTGCCTAAGAAGCTGGTTAAGCGTGTTCAGGGCGATACCGAGGAAGATATTCGCGCCGACATTGAGGACCTTTTGGAGGGTCTACCTAAGGGCGAAACGAAGGACGATCCTGAGGATAAGGGCAATAAGAAGCCCCCTTCGCAGGCTCCTAAGGCTCGTATGACCTTTACCGCGCCGGGTGATGAGTCGGATCAGGGGCTAGAAGTTAGCGCCGACGACATTCTGAAAGACCTCCCGCGTGGCGGTGGCGTGGGTTAATCCCGCCCCGCATTTCTAACCATATTCCATTTTCCAAATAACTAAATAGAGGAGATTGTCTTGGCTACTCCTGGACACATTTTCGTTAAGCCGGAACTTGTCGCTGAAATCGGCGTCAAGCAGCTTCAGCGCGAGATCGTGCTGCCCGGCCTTGTGTGGACTAACCCGCTAACGAACTTCGGTGGTTCTAAGAACGACACCATTACGGTGCGCGTGCCTGCTATCACCACGGCTCATCGGCGTGATCTGCGTAGCGATGACCGTACGGTTATTGCTAGCGAGCTGATCGAGCACAGCTTCGGTGTGACGCTTGATAAGCACATTTACCAGGCTTTGAAGTTCACGGATGAGCAGCGCACGTTGGATATCCGCGACTACACGTCTCAGGTGCTTATGCCTCAGGTCAGCGCGGTTGCGTATGAGCTTGAGGATTACATCGCTGAGCTGATCGAGGGTGCTCCTTACGAGGAAACCATTCTTATTGATCCGAGCGATACGGTTCCGGCGTTTATCACGGCTGATCAGCGTATGGGTGAGAACTTTGTTCCTACCGATTCGCGGACGCTGGTTGTGGGTTCGGCTGTTGCCGCTGCCCTGGCGAAGGATAAGCAGTTCCGTCATGCCGACTGGAGCGGTGATCAGGCTAATACGGCTCTGCGTGAGGCGCATGTGGGTCGTTTGGCTGGTATGAACGTGATCAAGTCTTTGGCGATTGCGCCGGATAAGGCTTATCTGTGGCACCGGACCGCTTTCATCTTGGCTTACCGTACGCCGGTTGTGCCTGAGGGCGCTAAGGCTGGTGCTTCGTTCTCGGCTAATGGCATCGCTCTGCGTTGGCTGGCTGACTACGACTACTCGCAGCTGGGCGACCGGACCCTGTTGGACGTGTTCACGGGCCGCAAGGTTGTGACTGAGGTCGACGGTTCGTTTGTGCGCGCGGTGGAGCTTCAGCTGACCGCTACGGGCATTTCGATTGTTCAGGGTGCCGCTGTGTCGCTTGCGACCACGACGGGGACCAAGCAGTTGAAGGTTCGTGACGATAACGGCACCGACGTTACGGCGCGTTGCACGTTCTCTAGCGCGACCACGGCTAAGGCCACGGTGAGCTCGGGCGGCAAGGTGACGGGTGTTGCTTCGGGCACGTCGGTTATCACGGCGTCTTACGTTCCGCCGCAGGGTGGTTCGGCTAAGACGGCCACCACGACGGTCACTGTTCCTTAAGGGACTAGCTGATGGCGGGTCTAGCGACGGTAACTGAGCTTCAGACCCTCATGTCTAAGACGTTCGCCGAGGGGAGCGATGAGCTAGCGCAGGCTGAGCTTGTTCTAGCCATCGTTTCCTCTTGGGCAAGGGTGGTGTCCGGTCAGTCATGGCCGGATGCCCCCACGGGCGTTCCGGATGATGTGCGGGCTGTTGTGTTGCAGGCGTCCCGCCGGGAGCTTAAAAACCCTGACCGCGTTATTTCGCGGCAGATGGGTCCGTTCAACGTCACGTTTTCAAGCCCGCCGGATGGGTTCTTCTATCCGGCTGAGTTGGCTATTCTCAAGCGTTTTCGGCGCTCGGGTGGTCTGCGTACGGTGAGCGTTTCTCGCGGCGAGGATGGACGGCCTTGGGCCGGGAAGGTGGGTTATCTCCACTACGGCGAGGGTGACGGTATTTTCCCGTTCTGCTCGGGTGATGAGGGGTACGGTGACCCGGTTCCGTGGAGCTAGAAACTCTGAATGTTTATCGGGGACCTACCGATAGGTACGGGAATCCGAACAAGGATATCCACGGGACTGTTGACGGTGCGTTCGCTTGGGGTGGGCTCCGCTTCGGCGGGACCATCGCTGGCGGTAAGGCTGAAAGTAGTTCCGCATCGCCTCAGCTTTACGTGAGGCGGGGCGCTGACCTCAAGTATCGAGACCGTGTTGAGCGGGCTAATGGGGAAACCTATGTGGTTGGCCGGTGCGCGTGGGATCAGGACTTTCCGCTCGATGGCTACGACTTCGGTTACGTAGTTTTTGAGCTTGAAGCGGGGAATCTCTAATGCCCGCGTCCGGTCACCGGTTGACCGATATTGACATTCCTGAGCCGAATAAGGCTCTGGCGGCGCTGTTGCTTAGCAGGAACATGGAATTGCTTATGGGAATCCTTGGGCAAGAGGTTGTTCTTCGCTATCGGGCGAAGGTTGCTAAGCGCACGGGCCAGCTGGCCGCGTCTGCGAGTTCTCATGTGCAGATCGGTGGTCATAAAAACGACCGCTGGGTTGGCAGGGTCACTATTGGTGGTGATATGGCGGTGGCTAAGTGGTTTAGTCCCCGTAACCCTAACCCTGGCGACTTGTTCTATTACGGCGTCCTCCATGAGCACGGCGACGGTGGCAATCCCCCTTCGGGTTGGGACTTTCCGGCGCATAAGGACTTGAAGGCTGTTGTTGAGAGCATGAATTTTGCGCAGGGGGTTAACTAGTGGCTTTGGTGCTGCCTGACTGGTATGAGGATTCGTTCGTTAACGTCGAGAATTTGTTAATCGACTTGTTCGGCGATCTTTTGCCTGATTGCGAGACGGGGTGCTGGGCACCTGATGATTGGTTGGATAACAAGCTGCCAGTTAAGCCGGTGATTTGGTTCTTCCGGCTGCCTGGTGGGCGCGTGGACTGGTCCGGTCGTAAAGACGAGTGCCAGGTTCAGGTCATGGTGGTCACGGGGAGCCGTGATGATTCGTGGCGGCTAATGGATTTTGTGCGTTCGATGCTTCTGCCCATGCAGGGGGATAAGTACAAGATGGCGGACGGTTATACGGCTCACATTCATAAAGCCGATGAGGTTGCCGGTCCGCAACTGTTGACACCGGGCCAGCGTATCGACACGCGCGTTGTGACGGCCACTTTTCAAGTCTCAGTGTCGATGAAATCCGCGAAGAATTACAAGCAAAAGCTCTATGAGCTTTGGCAACGGCTGCGCGGTTCTTAACCCACAACTAAATAAGGACAACTTAATATGGATTTTTACACGATTAAGGATGCGCAGGCCGACCTTGCTCTAGCGCCCCTAAACCTGACCGTGCTTTTGGCTCCGTATGCGACGACTCCGGCTTTGACGCTGGAATCGCCTACGGATGGGTCTCTGACTATTCCTGATGGGTATAAGTCGGTTGGTCATTTCGAGAAGCAGGCGGGTTTGACGCTCGGTAATGAGTTCGATTCTAAGGATATCGACGCTTACGGTGAGCCTGAGCCCATCCGCACGATTATCAATAAGAAGACGACGACGTTCGATTTCGCCATGTTCCAGAATCAGCGCAATGTGCTGGAGCTGATTCATACGGCGGATTTCTCGCATGTCGAGCCTTCGGCGTTCGGTGGCATTGTTCTTGAGTCGCCCAAGGTGCCTAAGAACATTTACTACCGGGCGATTTTGGTTGGTCTGGATGACCGCAACGACCGTGAGGTTTGGCTTTACTGGCTGATGCCGAAGGTGAAGCTGGACAAGCTGGACAACCAGACGTTTAACGACGACAACGTTCTGACCTACAAGCCGACTTTGAAGGCTTTCAAGGATGACACGTTGGGTTATTCGGTGGCTCAGGGGTTCGCTGGTCCGGGTTGGCGCGACATTGTGGCGCTGGCTGGTTTTGGTCGGGCTCTTACGGCTCTGACGATCACGCCGGGCACGGGCTCGGTGACGGCGGCTACGGGTGCTTCGCACACGGTTCAGCTGCTTGTGGAGGGCGACAACGGCATTAACTACACGCCGGATGTCAAGTTCACGTCGAGCGCTCCTACGAAGGCCACGGTTTCGGCCAGTGGTTTGGTGACGGGTGTTGCTTCGGGCACCACGACGATCACCGCAACCAAGGGCGCGTTGACGGCTACGGCGACCATCACGGTTACCTAAGTCGTTTTGTTTGGGGGGAATGAGGGAGGTAGTCGTTTGGCTGCCTCCCTCTCCCTTTTGTGTTCAAAACTAGTTTATAAGGGGATTATTTTTTATGTCTGATTCTGACATTAATGAGATGGTTGGCTCGCTGTTTAAGGAACTGCTTGATTCGGTTCGCGTTCCGGAGCCTCTTGAGGTTGCGCCTGGCTTGGTTGTGAGTAACCCGACTAAGAAGCAGGCTAATGAGCTTATGAAGGCCACGACTGAGGAAGATGCTCAGCGGATCATCTTTGGTGATCAGTTCGACCGTGCTATGGATTTGTTTGATCCGCAGCCCATCCAGGTGTGGAACGCGTTCATGGAAAAGTATAACGAGCACTTTTTTCGGAAGTAAACGCTTAGATCAGATCGCTTACGTCGCTCATGTTGTTGAGCGGTATTGGAAAGCGATCAACTGGGATTTTCAGCAGATTCTAGGTGTTAATGCGTGGGATTTCTTTGCCGCTCCGTGTCGCTGCGGGCAGTGTCGGGAGCGGCACGGGGATCGGTTGACTTCACGCTATTCCTCCCGGCGAAGCTGGGATCAGTTTCTCATGTTCTATGAGGCGCTTTTGGAGTGGCGTGGTTCCTATGTGCAAGCCCTGTTCCTTAGCGACCCTGACGTTATCAACTCTCAGGCGGACGCCTCTGACGAAGACTGGAAGCCCAAAAAGCCCGGTCTGTGGCAGTGGACTAAGGAAATTGACGCGATGTTTCATGTCGCGGATCAGGTGCAGGCTGGTCGTATCCGTGATCCGGATCATTTCAAGCCTTATCCGAGGCCGGTAATCCCTGCTGAGGTTGAACGAAAGAAGCGTAAGGAACGTAAGTCGAGTTCGGGTATCGAGGCTGCTATGGCGCGTGGGCGTGAGGCGGCTAAGTGGAACTACATAACTTAATAACAATTTAATAGAGGGGGCACCTGTGAGTGAATTTGTTGCCGCCCAGGCGTCGGTGCTTATGGTGCCGTCGCTTGGGAAGGGTGCCAATAGTTTCCAGACCAAGCTCCGCACGCAGCTTGAAAAGGTCCGCGCTTCTGTCGACGTTGAGGTTAAGGCTGACACGGCGAAGATGGTTGCTGAAGTTACGGCGACTAAGAAAGCGCTGGAAAAGGACGCGGTTGTTGTGCCGGTCCATTACCGGACGAGTCGGCAGAGTAAGAGCGACCTTGACAAGCTAAAGCAGAACCTTTCTGAGGTTGGCGACAATTTCGATAAGGTTTCCGATAAGTTCCGCCGGAGTTTGGTCCTGAATCTTCAGGTTGCGGGCATGTCGCAGATTCGGGCTTTGATTCCTCTGTTGGGCGCGGTGAATGCGTCGATTGTGCAGCTCGCGCAGTCGGCGCTTCTGCTGCCCGGAATCTTGGCTGGTGTCGGTACTTCGCTTTTGACGACCGTTCTGGGTGTTAAGGGGCTGGGTGATGCGTTTAAGGCGCAGGCTAAGGCTTCTAAGGATTCAGTGGAGGCGTCGCGCCAGCAGCGGGACGCTAACAATGCGGTGCGGGATTCTACGCGTGATCTGAATTATGCGATCCGTGATGCCAAGCGGAATCTTGAAGACTTGAACGACCAGCTGCGTGATGCGCCGTTGGACGAAGCCGAAGCGATGATGAATCTGCAAGAGGCTATGGCTGAGATGGCCGACACGTCGGGCAAGACGGCTTTCCAGCGCCAAAAGGATGCTTTGCGGGTTGAGAAGTCTGAGGCGTCTCTAGCTGAGACGCGTAAGCGCAATGTGAGGCTACAGCAGGATGTTAACGAGGCCAACAAAAAGGGTATTGCCGGTAATGATCAGGTTGTTGCGGCTACGGAGCGTTTGACTAAGGCGCTTGAGGCTGCGACGGATCATAAGGGTTCGGTTCAGGACCTCGCGGATGCGATGGCGAAGTTGTCTCCGAATGCGCAGGCGTTTGTTACTCAGGTGCGGGCGTTGGGTGATGTTTGGAGCGATCTGCGCAAGTCTGTCCAGGATCGGCTGTTTGACCATCTGGGCGAAGATTTAACCTCCCTGTCGGCTATCACCTTGCCGAACGTGGAAGGTGGCTTACAGCGTGTTGCAGCGGCCATTAACGGCAATCTCCGTACGGCGATGGCTTCGCTCGGGTCGGATTCAAGCCAGGGGTTCTTGTCGCGGATTTTTGGTAACACTGCCGATGCGCAGGCGATGTTTGATCGGGCTATCAATCCTCTGATTGATTCGTTCCTACGGTTGGGTGCGGTCGGGTCGGATTACTTGCCTCGTTTGTCGGACGGTTTCGGCGATGTTATGGCGCGGTTTGACAGGTTCATTGCGCGGGCTGAGGCTGATGGGTCGCTGGACAAGTGGATCAATAACGGTATTGACGCGTTGAAGCAGTTGGGTAACTCGCTGGTCAATGTGGCGTCGATTATGAACTCTGTTGCGGATGCTTTCACTAATTCTGGTGGTAAGACGTTCGGGCAGTGGCTACAAGACAACACGAAGCGCCTAGCGGATTTCCTTAAGGGTCCAGAGGGTCAGCAAAAGTTGACCAAGTTCTTTGTTGACGCACGTACTGAGTTCGCAAAGTGGGAGCCGGTTCTTAAGACTATTCCGGGGATCATTAAGAACATCGCGTCTGCCGGGCGTGATTGGGCCAATGGCATGTTGCCGTTCCTTAACACGATTGGTCCGCTGCTTAGGGATCATCCGGGGTTGGTTAATACGATCTTCACGGCGTACATGTCATGGAAGTCGATTTCTCCGATTGTCTCGGGTATCAACCTGATGCTGGACAATGACTCTGGCATGGTGGGCGCGGCCAAGCGGGCGGCTAAGGCTGTCGGCACCGCGTCAAAGGGTGGCTACGCGAGTGGTGGCCTGTCGGGTGCTTTGAGTGGCTTGGCGACTCTGGTGTCTCCGGGTGGCGTTGTGATGCTCGGGTTGACGGCGGTTACTAGTTACCTTGCGTACGAGTACCTACAGGCTCAGCAGGACGCGGCGGATGCCGCGCAGCATCACGCGAACATGGTTTCACAGCTGCGTACTGAGTTGGATAGCCTGACGGGTTCGTTGACGCAAAAGGGTCTGATCGACGGGCTTAACAAGCTCAAGGGTTGGACTGACGTTAACGAGCGTGATGGTCAGGCGCGCGATGTTCCGAAAGAGGCTGAAGGTCTCATTGGTCGGGAGCTTCTGAATGGGGCTCTAGACCCGACCAACCAGGGGGCGCGCGACCAGGCGGACGCGAAGCTGCGTGAGATTGTCAAGCAGGGTGTCTCTGATCCTAATTCCTTGGCGAATGATGGCACGCTGTCTGCTCAGATGAAGTCGGGCAACTTCTCGGCTGATGACCTTGTGTCGGCGCTGATGGGCGACCAGGCGCAGATCGAACGGTTTAAGAAACTGGGCGGTCCTGGCGGTCCTGGCTACACGCTGTCGGATATCAAGTACGGCCACAAGGGCGGGCTGCCGTTTGGTTTGGACGATAAGCCGGGCTTGTCGGAGCGGGCTCGCAATGCTCTTGACGTTAACAAGGCGATCAATGAGCACACCGATAATGCGTTGTCTGTGGGTAGCGATATCCGGGCTCAGAATCAGTCGATTACGGGTCCTGCTCGTATCATTCCCGGAAAGCCTAATCCGTTCTCGGACTTGGGTATTCGTCATGTGCAGTGGGATACCGACCTGAGCGGTGGTGCCGCTATCGAGGTTAACCAGTCGCCAAGTGAGTCCCTGATTGAGGACATTAAGAAGAACGGCGGCACTGTCGAGCCTTTGGCTGGCGGCAACGGCGCGATCATTCATCTTGATCCCGATAGGGCAAAGCTCTACGTGGAGAAGGGGTTTGCGGCGGGCGGGTTGCAGGCTGGTCCTGGCACCGGTACGTCTGATTCCATTCTGGCGAAGGTGTCTAATGGCGAGTTCATTTCGCGGGCTCAGTCGGTGCGCAAGTATGGTCCGGAGTTCTACGACGCCCTTAACCGGGGGTTGATTGATCCTTTGGATTTGCCGGGCTTCGCGGGTGGTGGTTTGTTCGGTAGCGGGTTCCGGCTTGGGCCGGATATTGCGCCGCCGGATGTGCCGGATGTTCCTTCGCTGTTTGATCCTCCGGGCTCTGGGCCTTCACAGGCTGGCGGTACTCAGTTGGGGCCGTGGGTGGTTCCGCAGGGTGTGTTTGACGCGAGTCGGACGTTGGGTCCTCTTGGTCCTAATCCTGGGTCTAGTGATCCGCCGCGCCTGCCTGGTGCGTTGCCTGGTGTTCCCGCCTCTGGCGGGTTGGCGGGTAGTGCGGCGGCAGGCGTTAAGGCGGCTAAGCCGTCTGCGCCTTGGGCTCCGGCGGCGGATTCGTCAAGCAGCAGTGCTTGGTCACCTGAGCAGCATTTGAGCGATACGGCGACTTCGCCGGGTCCTGGCAACGATCAGGGCTTCGGTGGGGCGGCTACGACCGCTGATCCGGGCGAGACGAAGAACATGTTTGGGCTGACGCCTAGTGATGGTGATCCGTTGGGCCTTAGTGGTCTTCCGGATAACTTGCAGCCAGTCAGCATCCTTGACCAGATCGGGGAGGTTCTACTTAGTGCGGTGTTGGGGTTCTTCGGGATTGATCCGACGTACTTCAATATCGGCAAGCGCATCTTCACCGGGGTCACCGGTACAGGTAAGAACGGCAAAAAGAGGAAGGGCAAGGGCGAGCCCACAGATGAGGTTGATGGTGTCAATGGCATCATCGCCAATCACAAGGGCCAGATGGATGCCGAAATGCCGGGATTCGTTGGAACGCTTAGCTCTTTCGCGGGTGCGCCTGATCATGCGGGCGGTGCCGGTGGCCTGAAGCAGAATGCGCGGACGCTTCGTAATGAGTTGTTCGCTAAGTATCCGATGCTTAAGGATATCGGCGGTTTTCGTCAGGATGCGTTGCCGGAGCATCCATCTGGGCGTGCGTTGGACATTATGATTCCGAAGTGGGATTCCCCGGAAGGGGCTGCTCTGGGGGATCAGATTCTCCAGGACGTTATGTCTCAGCCGGATTTCTACGGCGCTATCTGGCGCGGGAAGTCCTACGGGTACGGGAACTCGGGGCCGATGCCTTACACGCAGGGCGGTAACGATCCGACTCAGGGTCATTACAACCATGTCCATGTGTGGCTGAAAGAGGTTGCTCAGAACGCGGCTAAGTACGCTAACGGTGGCCTGTTGAGTGGAGATGGCACGGGTCGGTCGGACTCGATGCTGGCGCGGGTTAGTAACGGCGAGTTCATCACTCGCGCGGCGAGTGTCGCCAAGTACGGTCGCGGGTTCTTTGACGCGATCAATGCTGGTGCGATTGACCCGGCGTTGTTGCCTCGCTTTGCGGACGGTACGCCTCCGTTGTTGCCGTTGGGTATTGGTTCTGCTGCTACGGCGGCTCCACCTGTTTCTACGCCTATGGCGAATACGGATCAGACGGGGTTGGGCCAGCCTCAGGCTTCGGCTGGTGGTGTTGACCTTGCGGGCCTAGGCGGTTCGGCTAAGCCGGGTGCTATGGGTCCGGATGGTGGCGCTAATCCGCGTGGGCAGCTCGGGGCGGCTCCGACGAACATGGACCACAACAACCCTGCTTTGTCTAAGGGCATTAAGGGTGCGTGGAGCACGATTGGCTCGTTGGCTGCGCAGGCGGCTTCGCTGGCGGTTGCTGGTGCCTCTGGGGGTGCCGGTGGGCTTGGCGGTGGTGCCGCTGGCTCGGGTATCCAGGCTGCCGCCGAGATGGGCGGGCAGTGGGCGTCGGGTGCGATGAACATTCTGTCCAGCTTGCTTGTCGGGACGGCTCCGGGCTCGGGTGGCACGACGCAGAACGCTTATGGCGCTCCGGTGTTACCTCAGGGTCCTCCGCAGTCTCAGCAGGGCGGTCCAGCGATTGTTAACAACTACGGCGATATCCACACTGCGGACTACAGCGAGTTCCATCGCGGTCAGGAACGCATGTTGGCGCAGCAGGTCGGTCCCGGTCTGCCTATGCGCTAAAGCGCGATAAATCGAGCATAAGGGCACCCGGCTTTCTTTTGAGAGCCGGGTGCCTATTTATGCCTGAAATTTACAACTTAATAGGGGGGGTGGTTGATGTCGGACTATCTCAAGATCGAGCTAATTGGTCGAGATGATTCGCATTGGGTGTTGTCCGGGCCGGGGGCGGGCGAACAGAAAGTAACCCTTTCACCTGGTTCTCTGGAGCAGTTCTTTGATGCTCCGGTTAAGACTCTGTTTGTTCCGGGGCCGTTTGGTGAGGAATACGCGGGTAAGCGTGCTCAGCGCCGCGAGATTGTTTTCACGGTTCAGGCGTGGGATGAAGACCCTGAAACCTGGTCGACTGTCGATTCGGCTTGGCGCTGGGCGTGGGATTACGACGAAGAATCAACTATCCGGGTCACCACCAGTGATGGTGTTCGCTGGCTGAAGGTGCGCCTTTTGGAGGCTCCTAAGCCTTATTACGAAAAGGACCCGCATATCACTGCGGATAACCCAATCGTTATGACGGTTACGGCGACGTTCCCGTATTGGCAGGAAGAACCTAGGACTTACGTCTGGACGACGTTAGAAATTAATGACCGGACGACTTTCCCGGTTCGCAATGACGGTGATGTTCCGGTTTGGCTGCGGTGGACGTTGACCGCGCCCGGCTTGTGGACTTTGCCGGATTTCAGCTGGCGCAATGACATGTACTCGCGGGGGGATGAGGACGCGGGGCGCACGATTGTGCTGCCGGAGCTGCGGGCTGGTGAGCATGTGTCGGTTGATTCCGACCCGCGTGTGCAGACGATTGTGTCGGCGAATGGTATGCCGACGCAGAACCGCTGGAAGGGCAACGATCTTCTTTATCCGCTAATGCCCGGTAAGGGCGCGGACATTCCTGTTCGGGTTCAGAATGCGACTACTGGTGCGGCGTGCAAGCTGGTTGTTTCGCGCTGGTTTTCGCGTCCGTGGTCGCGGCCTAAGGCTCGGCGCTAATGGCGGGCGGGTGGACGGACATTCTGTCCAAAGCTGGCGGCAATGCGTGGTCGGCGCTAGATGCGATTGATGCGGCGGCTGCGGAAGTTCGGCAGGGCAATGAATCGCTAAGGCGAGCTAAGCCCCTGATCCGTTTGTGGATGAACGATCCGGACGGTGGGGCGGGCCTGGTCTATGTCGGTCGCGTCGATTACGACGACACTATTCGTGGATCGTTCCCTTTTAAGAACAACACGCCATCTCAGGGTGTTATTGAGCTGCGGGACGAACACTATTTGGCGATATGGCTCAAGCAGTTGCCTAATAATCCGGAGCTTAAGAAGAACGTTGTTATCACAGTTGACTTTTACGGCGGCAAAAAGCGCTGGTCGGGAATGCTTGATCGGTGGACGATCAAATCTAAGGACCATGTTAAGTATCTAGAGGTCACGTTTAACGACGACCTTACTATGCTGCAATACCTGCTGTGTCCGCCTAATCCGTTCTTGCCGATTCCGGCATTTCAATTTCCGCGCGTATTTGGCCTGGCCGGACCGGCAAAGTGGGCAATTTCTGTCGTAATTTTGCTCAATCTAATTCGGGTTCAGACGAGTGTCTATGGGCTCCCTGATGATCCGTTTAGTTTGGACTCTTGGGGCGATGCTCTCGACTGGTCGGACTGGCAGTGTTTCATTAAGGCTAACCCGTTCAACCTTGACGATAGTGCGGTGTGGACGTTCCTGTCCGCGCGTATGAATCCGGTTGACTCGGTGATCGCGGACGCTCTTGACGATGCGCAGTTGACTATTACCTACCGCCGCGTTCTTACGGTTGATGGTGAAACAGCGAGCGGCTTTATTGGCGCTAACGCGATTAAGAATGGCGCGCTGGTGTTTGAGGTAGTCGACAACAGTAACGCGACGGCGCTGGAGGGCACGTTCTTTGAGGGGACCATCATTGATGGCTTCGTTCGGAGTGTCCTGCTTTACGGTGGCGGGTTTGTTGAGGACACGCTTAGTGTTGTTGGTGGCGATCAGACGTTGCAGCCTGATGAGTATTACCAGTCCGGGTTCCTTGGAACTATGGCGAAAATGCCGTGGCTGGTTATTCGGGATACTGAGTGGACGCCTATTGAGTCGTCTGACTTGTCTTGGGGACCGGCTAAGAACGTTAGCGTCGTGGTTGGTGGTGATAATCCGGCTGCGGATGCTGTCGCCAAGCTGATTATTGAGACGACCGGCAACCTGCTTGGCTATTTCCTGCTTGGCGGGTTTAGCTCGGCGGGCTCTATCGCGTCGGACATCATTATGCCGTTCCTGGTCGGAACCATCGCGGCCTGGCTGCATTGGAAGAACACCGGTAGGGCTACGCAGCTTGGTTGGGTCCATTACTGGGAGCTGTATCAGCAGGGCGCGGAGTCAAATAGCTGGTCGCTGGCGGCTCTATCGGCTTTGCGTGGCGGGTTCCTGGTCGGCAAGGCCGAGACGATGCATTTGATGGCCCTACACGATTCGTGGGTCATTCCTGGCGTCCATATTGATATCGGGCAGCGAATGGGCTCTACCGTCAATTCTAAAGGCGTTGAAGGCATCATCTGGGTTAACCAGCTTGAGGAAATGACAGCTGCTTGGGATCACTCTGGTGGGGGGTCTACGCCTTTGTCGTGGGTCCTTAAGGCCGGTAAGTCTGATCGGGCTATGAGTGTGGGCGAGCGTGTCGCTCGCATCTCTAAGAAATTGAGTGAAGCCGTGAACAACGTGGGTGTCCACATCGTTCAGGGCTAATTGGAATGAACACCCGCGTACCTACTGGCGTGGGCAGCTCATGTAAATGCTGCCGTAAATCGAGTCCGGGTTGTCCGTCCATGCCGAGGGACGTAAAGGCATGGCACAAAACTTAAGAGGGGGCGAGTTGGCTAAGACGCAGGCCGAATGCGATTTGGACGACCCAAGGGAAATGTTTGCGTGGATGTTTGCGGCTGGCGTTCCTGACGAGCGATCTAGCGGCAAGTTCCCTAATCAGCCGTTGATTCCGCCGATGTGTTATGGCGCGCTTAGCGAAATGCTCTACAAGATGGGTGCCCGGTTCCATCCGGAGGAACAGCAGTTGTGGGTTGAAGCGGGCAGTGGTCCGCATAGCAATTTCCAGGTTGCTAAGACTACGGACGTTAAGCCGGAAGAAATTGCGCCCAATGTCGCGGAGATGGTCAGTGATCAGTATCCGGACCTTGCAAAGAGGTTGGCGGATGTAACGCCGGAGACGCATAAGGAAGCTCTGGCTGAGATTTCTACGAAGTTGCTGGCGAATTTGGATCAGCTGAGGGCGGCGCGCGCCCGCTTGGAGGGGGGCGAGTCGTAAATGGGCTCTCTGCCAAACCAGGCCGCTGGTCTAGATGGCGGTGCGTGGCTGGCTCATTGGGTCAGCCAGAACGATCTAAGCAAGCTTGCGCACCGTACCGAGGATGAGATTCGGGACTATTTCAACGGTTTGATGGGATTGTCGACGCCGTGGGTCAATGCAGCCCAGGCTTTCTTTCAGGGCATCCTTAAGGGCTTTCAGAACCTTGAGCATTTCCTGGCGTTGATGGTTCAGTCGATCACCGGGGCAGCCAATCAGGGTCTTACGTACCTGGCGGGCTATATGCATGACCGCTGGGTTGACCTAACGACGCTGTTTACCAAGATTCAGTCGCTTCTAGATGCGATTGGTCAGGCTTTCTGGGAAACCTTAGATACCGGTTTTGGTATCACCGACACTTTCAATGCGATTAAGGGTCTGCTGGGCCTTGGTCGTGGTGCTCAGGAAAGCGCTGACACTGCGAACATTGGTGTGCAGATTCTTAAGTTGCAGGGCAATCCTGGCGTGACGGGTTATGACGAGTTTGATTACCCGTCTGCGGGCACTTTGCCTAGCGCTATCTACGATTTGTATGCGGGTGGGCCTGGCGGTGGAAGTTACGGCCCTAGCGGTAGTGGATTCCTTACGTGGAAGTCGTCTGGTACTTCCTTGCGGTGGAATATCTATCGACATAAGGCTTCGACCCTTTCTACGGATTACGGGTCTGTCACGGCGGTGTGGGCTAGGAGTGTCCCGTCCGCGATGATCAGCAACGACGGTTATGGCTATTTGTGTGGCCGGTTTAGTAACACGTCTTCTGCGACGCATGTGCGGGCTCGCGTTAGTGACACGCAGGTTCAGATTCAGGCGGTCGTGGCGGGCGCGGTAACCAATATTGGTTCTCCTGTATCGGTGACTACTAAGAGTGGTGACACTTGGGAATTTCGTTACGGCAATAAAGCTACTGCCAATAAGTACGAGTTCAAGGTAATTCAGAACGGCACGACTGTTCTAACGGTTAACGACAGTAGCCATGTATCGGTGCTGGAGTCGTCGCCTGGTGCTGGCGATTTTCGCCAGTGTGGTTTTGGCGGTCAGGCGAGCCTTTGGTGGCCCGCTTTGTCGGTGCCTGGGCAGGCTGGTCCCCCGTTGATGGCGGGCTGGACGTGGGCCGATCAATAAGGGGGGTTTATGAGTGTGTTTGTTGATGGGCATTGCCATCTTGATAGCGCTTCGGTGATGTTTTCCGTGCTGGAGGAATTGGCTGGCGGGAATGCGGCTAAGTACCGGGGGCGTGTCCAGGTTTGGCCGGTGGGTGAAGCGGCTTCGTGGTCACTGGAGCTGCACGACGCTAAGGACCGGCTTACGCAAGCCGTTATTGGTGATCACCTGATTTTGACGTACGGGCTTCTAGTGAAGGTCACGGACGAGGAATATCGGGAAGGGGCGTAGATGGCCCGCCAGGTATTCATTGAGCGCCTACGGAAAGACCCAATCGAGCGGTTGGATTACACCTTCCCGTGGGGTGGGTTTCTAGCCCCTATTGATGACCACATCGTTGATGCGGAAATGCTGATTGAGGGCGATCCACAGTTGCAGGTTTGGCTGTCGCAATTCTCTGAGTTTGACGCAACGGTCGGCATTAGTGGCGGCACCTTGGGTGCTAAGCCAGCTGTTTCGTGCGTGATTACGACGAGCGCGGGCCGCGTCTTTAAGCGGTCTATCCAAGTCGCAATTATTAAGCGATAGGGAGTAGTTATTTATGTCGGGCTTTACTGTTTATTTTGTTAATCATGTGTTGGAACACTGCCTGGGTGGGGTTCTTTGGACTCCACCAACGGACGTGTATTTGAAGCTTCATAAGGACGATCCCGGCCCTGATGGGTCGGCTAACGCGTCTGTTGTGACGACCCGTAAGCGTGTCTCGTTTTCATCGGCGTCGGGTGGCGCTATCACGGTGACTAACGACATTAGTTGGACGATGGCGTCTCCGGAGAGTATCGGCTGGCTTAGCGGGTGGGATTCCCTGAGTGCCGGTAATTGTTTGTTTACGGTGAAGCTGGAGGCTTCTAAGAACCTGTTTTCTGGTGATACGGCGAATCTTCCGGCTGGGCTGACGTTGCGGCTATCGGCAGGTGCGTAGTGGCAGTATTTTTTGACGCTACGGGGGCGGGTGATCTTTATTCAGCTCCGCAGATTTCTTTGGTCGATCCGTCTATTTCGTGGAAGCACACTGCTAGCGGTTCGCAGATCGGGGTGCTTGTCGCTCTGGGGTTCTGGGGTGCCGGTGCTGTTCTGAGCGATTTGACGCGGACTGTTAAGTACGCGGGCGAGAAGATGATTTCTCTGGGTGTCGAGCAGTGGGACACCGTTGATGGTTGGACTGAGCTGTTTGGCCTGACTGATGTCCAGGCGGGCACGGCGACGGTCACGGCGAAGCTGACTGGTGGGCCATTGGCTACAGGGCGGCGGCTACGTGGCGGGTCGGTGTCATATACCGGCGTAGACGATTTCGTGACTGTTGCGAAGGCTCACGGGGCTTCTACAGGGCCGCTACTCATGTCGAACACGGGGCCGCTGGCGTCTCGCGTGGTTCAGGCGTTCGCGTCGCGGTACGTGGGCTTTACGGCCTACAACCAGACTCAGCGGTACTTGAGTAATACGGGAGTCGCCCTGGTTATTGGGGACGGGGCTGGCACGGGTGGACCTACGTCGTTCTCTACGGCGCGTTCCGCTTCGGGCGGCTGGTCTGGAGTCTCTGTTGTCGCAACTCCTGCCGACAGCGTTTTGACCGCTGGCAGCTTGTCTGGAGACACGTCGTTCTCCGTGCCCGGCTTTCGCCGTTTAGCGCGACCGGGGATGCCACGTCGGACGCTGCTGCGTAACCCACCAGAAAGGTAAGGGGGTTTAATTGCCGACGCTTTTTACAATGAACGCGGATATCAACGATTTTGTAGCGGGCGCTTTTACGGGCGCTGCCGGTGCGAAGATCATCTTCACCCTTAACGTTGGTGGTCTCGTTAAGGTTACGGACACTGAACGTATTTCACTGTTGTCCGTTAAGCCGGTGGTCGGGTATATCCGCTCGGACGGTCGCATGTATGACTCGCCAGCTATTTCGGCTTCGCCTTTTGATGTTGGCGACCCCGGCAAGCTGGGTGTGCGGCTACTTGCTAACGCGGCCACCTTCCTTTATCCGGGCGACGTGTCTTATCACGTAGTCGGGTATCGGTTGGTCGATGGTGTGATGACCAAGTTTATCGAGTTCTACACCGGGGCTGTCCCGGCTTCCGACTCGGCGGCGAACTTGGCTGATTTCATGCCTAATCCGGCTGCGCCTGAGGGTGCGGTGAAGTTTAAGGACCCTAACGCCAGGCTCGATTTTGGTGTCGATTGGGGCGGGGCGCTACTTGGCGGCGATGTGATCGTGTCGTCAACGTGGATTATCTCTGAGACTAACGACGGAATCCTTGTTATTGATGACGATTCGTTTACAGCGACTCGGGCGACGGTTTGGTTGACCGGGGGAGCTGTTGGGTTCACATACAAGGTGACTAACCGGATCGTGACGGCTGCTGGCCGTATTGATGATTGGACTTTGCGGGTCAAGATTCTTGATCAGTAAGTCTTGCGTTTACAACTTAATCCAAAAATAGAATAGAGGAATAAAAATATGGCTGCTGGACAGTGGGTTTTTACTAACAACACTCGTACCAAGATTCTCGATGGCACTTTCGCCTCGGGTGGTTCTTACAAGATGTGCTTGCTTACCAGCTCTAGCAATATCAGTGCGTCGTCTACGTCTTATGCCAGCCTGACTGGTGAGGTTGGTACGACTAACACGGGATATGCGACTGGTGGCATTTCGGTTATTCCGGTTCTGTCGGGTACTACGTCGGTGACGTGGAAAACGAATAACCCTCAGTGGACTGCCGGTTCAGCTGGCCTTACGGCGAAGTTTGGCGCTATTTACAAGGTCGGTGGCGACGTTGTGTGTTACGTGCCTCTTGATTCGGGTGGCGCTGATGTGACTACGACTAGCGGTAACACGCTGACGGTGGATTGCACGACGAATCCGGTCTTCACGCTGGCCTAAGGCAACCCCTTGTTTTCCCTAATGGAAAGGGGGTGAGTTTATGGCGGCTGTTTTTGATGTAGCGGCGGGATCGGCGTTTCTAACTACGTCGGCGCTTACCTTTTCTGCGACGGTGACTGCGGGCACGACGGTCCTGGCGTTTGTCGGGTTCACTAATACGTCGAACAACTCGTCTATGACGGTGACGTACGGCGGAACTGCTATGACGCAGATCGGGACGCCGTTCCTGTTTGGGACGCACGTCTATTCAAGTGCGACGTATTACGACCAGTTGGCGGTGTTCAAGCTAGAAAATGCGCCCGGCGGATCGCAGAATGTTGTGGTCACGCCTGGCGTGTTCGTTAGCTCTGGCCTAAAGATCGGTCTGGTTTCCTATTCAGGCGTCGGATCGGTTAGTGCTAAGCAGACGGCTACCGGCACGGGTACCGGCATGTCGCAGACTGTTACGTCGTCGCCTGGGAATGTTGTTGTTCAGGCATTCCAGTGTCCGTTTGGCACGGGAACGGTCAGTGGCTACAACCAAACGTCGCGGTGGAACGTAACTACCTCTAGTTACAACACGGCGATGATCGTTGGTGAGGCGGCTGGCGCTTCTAGTGTGACGTTCACCGGCACACAGAATGCGGCAAACCTGTATGGCGGTGTGGCCGTCGAGCTGACGCCTGCCGCGACGGTTATCACGCCGTCTCCGGTGACTATCTCGCTGACTGGTGGGACGCCACCGCTGAATGGGCAGACGGTGATTATGCCGACTGCGGCGTCTTTGTCGCTTGTGCGTGGGACGCCTTTGGTTGCGGGCACTTCGTCTATGGCGTTCGATTCAGTGGCGGGCTCGGCTGTTAATGGTGCCGGTTTGTCGCTTACGGCGACGGTCACAGCGGGTAGTACAGCGTTGCTGTTGGTCAACTTTACGAACGCGGCGAACAACACGACGATTTCTGCCACTTTCGGCGGTACAGCGATGACGCAGGTCGGGACGCCTCAGTTTGTCGGTACTACTTCTGGCGGCGGATACACATATTACAGCTATCAGACGGTGTTTAAGCTGCCGAATGCGCCGGGCGGCGCTAAGGCTGTCGTTATCACTCCGGCTGTGACTAGTCAATCTGGCATTAAGGCTGCAATTTTAGCTTATGTCGGTGTGGGCGACGTCGGTAACGTTCAGTTCGCCAGTGGTACTGGCCCGAATCTGTCGCATACGTTTTCTTCGGCGTCTGGGCACATCTTGGCGCACGGTTTCTTTGCGCCGCTTGGTACGGGCGTATTGAGCGGTTATAGCGGTCGTGAGCGTTATGACGTGGCTACTAGTGCTTGGAATGTGGCTTCGGCGTTTGGCGATATCGACGGGGCGAGTACCGTAACGGTTTCGGCGACGGCGAGCGCGAGTGGTCCGTGGGGCAGTATTGCCGTCGACCTGACGCCCGCTAACCCGAATATCACGGTTAAGCCGACCAGCGCGGTGTTGACGTTGCAGGGCGGTTCGTCGTCGCTGTTTGGTTACATGCTCGGCGGCAAGTTGGGGGCTGGGCAGAACGTCATCGTTCAGGTCATCGGCGACTCGACTGCTTATGGTTCTTTGGACGAGCAGTGGTCAAGTCAGTACGGTTGGCCCGGTCGGTTGTGTATTGCTTTGGGGCAGTATTACAACGCTAACGTTCGGGTGTTGGCATGGAATTATCCGTCCAATACGGCGTATAACCCGGCGGTCACTATCTACACCAGTTTGAGTCCTTCGGCTCCGACGATCACGCTTATGTTGGGTGGTTGGCCTGGCGCTACGGGCGCTAACTATCTGGGGCAGCAGGCGGCGATGTTGCCTGTGTCTAACCCGGATGTGGTGTTGATCAATACTGGCTTTAACGAGACGAGCCTTAGTGCGTACCTGACGAATTACCAGAGTTTGATGACGGTTGTTAACACTCGGTGCCCTGGTGCCCCGATTATTGTTACGACGCAGAATCCGACGACGATTGCTAATGAGCAGTTCCATTCGTTGACGTTCGCTCAAATCTTCGGCGGTTTAGTTAATCTGTTTGTTCCGGGTAGCACGCTGCCGTTGGTGCCAGCTTTGCAGCAGTCGCCAGTGTTTAGCAATACGTGGATTCTGGATACTAAGCAGATTCCGGGCTGGACTGCTTCGGATTTGAACTCTGACGGGTTGCATCCGAACGCGTCCGGTTATGCGAAGCAGGCGGCCTATATGTTCGCTCAGCTGGTGCAGACCAGTACCGATATTGGCGGGAATCAGCCGGTCATGGTCCGTCCGACTTCTGCTGCCCTTTCGCTCACGCGGGGGACGGCGACGTTGGGCCGGAAGGTGTTGCCGACTGGTGCCGTGTTGACGCTTCAGGGCGGCTCTAGTGGTGTCGCTATTGGGCAGTCGAATCTGTTGCGTTTGATTCCGGGTAGGCCGGGTGTCTATTTCTGGAGCCTGGTTACGCCCAGAGAGCGGATGGATGTTGTGCCTTCGGGCAGGTAGTTAATTTCTGTGCGGCCTAATGCCCGCCAATCTTGTTTGTTGGGTTGGCGGGCATTGCCGTGCCTATTTATGGGGGAGTTAAAGATGATTGAGCGTCTTGCAGGCCCGCCCGAAGTTCGTTGCATCCTCTGCGGAGCGCCTGCCGGATGGGGCGATGGGCATCCGAACGTTAAGCACTCGCTCTATGTCGGGCTGGCGGCGCTGGAATACCGCATCGAGCGCCTGACGCGGGCCGTTAAGGCGGCGGTATGTCGCTAAGTGTTGCACCAACGATGATGACCCTCGCTTTGAGTGTGGGTAGCAGGCTTGATATTCCAGCCACGCGGCTGCGCGGTATTTATCCGCCGGGCACGGTGGCTTGGCTAGTTATCGAGGATGATGCGGGCGCGGAACTGGCTGCTTTTGATGGCGATGTCACCGCTACGGGTATTTCGTTTAGCGAGGACCCTGAGGATGTCAATGACATTCCGCATGGGGCGAACTTTCGCCTGTTTGTGCAGCGGCCTAATGAGGCCGAGAGCGTGAAGGCTTATGGAACTGTTGTGCGGGCTGAGCCCCGGTATCCGCTCAAGACGACGGTTGTCAGCCCTGAGGATGCCGCTAAGCAATATACGGCGAACTTCCAGCAAGCTTCTGTCGGCCCTAAGTGGAAGTCGATGGGTGGCAGTGGGCTAGCTATTCACAACTGGGGTGTGTTGGGTAGGCCCAATACGCTCGGCCCAAATTATACGTTTAATTCGGCTGCCAGTGCGCGTTGGTTGTACGAGATGAATATGGATTCGATCACTGTTGTGTTTCGGGTTTGGAGTCTCGGCGCTGGGAAGATGAACGTTCTGGTTTGTGGCGATTACGCGTTGAATAGTTATGTGGGCATTCAGTTTGATACTGGCCCTATCAATAACAGGGTTCGTGTGATTACTGGTGCTGGCCCGCTTTCGTGGCATCACCAGGGGTCTTCCGTCAATAACACGGTGGGTAATGGCGAGTATTACACGCTTAAGTATTTCCACCCAGGAAAGCAGATCGCCTTGTATAAGGGGACGAATTTGACGCCGCTCATTTCGTGGGTGGATGAGTCAAACATTGTTCCTCATGGTGAGGGTTTCCGGTACACGGGTCTTTCGTGGAATACCAGCGTTCTTACTCCGGGCGTGGAGCCCAGTGAGTGGGAAGCAAGGGACGGGGTTTAGTTGGCTCTTTTGGGGCATTTGACGGTTAATTCCAGTCCCGATGATGTAGCCGAAGCGATCATTAAGGAGACGATTCGCCGGGGGTATCAGCCGGAGGAATCTATTGCTGCCGATTCCACGGGCCGTCAGGAGTCAGGGCTTCGGCCTAAGGCTGTTAACGGCGCGTGGCGGGGCATCTATCAGCAGGATGCTAGTTATCCGGGTCGGGATGACCCTAACGAGAACATTCGCGCATTCCTTGATCGCTTGGACGTTAAACGTAAGAGCGCTGGTGCGTCGTCGGATATCTGGAAGAACATTTTTTGGTTGCAGCAGCGTCCGGGGGAGCGGACTGCCGATTTGGCTTTCGCTAATGGTCGGCAGGCTTATCTGACTGAGATTCGCTCTAAGCGGGACGCTGCGGTTGCGGACTATAAGAAATATGCGGGGGTGGCTGTGGCTGATAATCGGCCAGATTTTAATGAATTTGCTTTGTGGTCGCCGAATTGCTCAGGTCGCAACGGCACTAAGGTTGACCTTTTCCTTTTGCACACGCAAGAGGGGGGTGGTGGCGATAGTGCCGCTGAGGATTTGGCTAAGTATCTAGCGAATCCGGCTAGTCAGGTTTCTTACCACTACACCGGTAGTCAGGCGGCGGATAACGGCGTCACGGTCGTTGATTGCGTGGATACCGACGACGCGAGTTGGTCGGTGCTTGACGCTAATCCGCGCTCTATCAATTTCTGTTTTGCGGGCGCGCGGGCTTCTGATTCGCGGGATGTGTGGTTGTCGCGGAGTCGTGTTATCGACGTGGCTGCTTATCTGGCTGTGCAGGATGCTAAGAAGTATGGCTTTACGGCGCGGGTGCTCAAGCCTCCGTACAGCTCTAATCCGCCGGGTATTTCGGATCACCGGTATGTGACTCAGTGGTTGAAGATCGGCACGCACACGGACGTGGGCGATAACTTCCCGTGGGATTACTTTGAGCAGCGAGTGGCTTTCTGGGCTGGCACGGCGACTACGACGCCTACCACGCCGACGACGCCAACTGCGCCGGTTAAGCGGTTCCCTAAGGATTACACCGACCGGGAGCTATTGGAATACATCGCGGCGCAGTTGGGGCCGTGGCCTCAGCTCGGGCAGAACGCCAAGGGTGAGAATCTAACGCTGGTCGACGCATTCGCTGAGTTCAAAAAGGCGGCGGCGTAGTGGCTAAGGGTCCAGACGGCAAGTGGATCGGATACGGGCCGGGCGACTCTGGCGTTCCGGTGGAGGAAGCCCAGACGCGGCTTAAGGCGCGGTTTTCCTACGCTAAGGGGCTTAACCCTTCGCGCAGCTACACCGGTGATCTGTTGCCGGTGCTGGTGGAGTACCAATTCCGGGTCAATGTTGGGTTGGCGGCTAACGGTAAGCGTCTGCTGCGGACTGACGGGATTCTGGACTTCGCAACGCAGTTCGCGCTTGGTGTGGCCCCGGTGGCGCTCGCGGCGGTCAAGCCCCTGTTGTTCACGGTGCATGGGACGGCTCAGCCTGACCCGTTCGGGCCGGGCCTGCCTGCCGACACTGCTCGCGCGGTGCTGGATAAGTGGGACTGGCAGCCGATTGGTGACTATCCGGCTGACGCGTTCCCGATGTGGCCGTCGATCCTGAAGGGTGTCGCGGCGCTGCGGGTGCAGATTCGTAAGGCGCTGGCTGCTAACCCGAATCGGAAGCTTGGCTTTGCCGGGTATTCACAGGGCGCAATCGTGGTGTCGCTGGTCCTCAAGTACGACTTCATGGCTGAGGGTGGCGAGTTCAATGCCGCGTTCAAGGCCGGTCAGGTTATCCGGGTCGTTACGTGGGGCAATCCGATGCGCGAGCTGGCGGTTCAGCATTGGGACGGCGCTGGCGAGGTCGCTCCGGCTACTTCGTGCGGCATTCTCGATGACCGTGTTGTGGGTACGCCGTCTTATTGGCGGGAGTACGCGCATAAGGGCGATCTGTACGCGGACTGTGAGCCGCCGGGTAACCAGCGGGGCGATAACAAGCGCGCCGTTTGCAAGATCATCATGTGGCACGACGTGCTTAAGGGTGACGACAATATTTTGTCGCAGATCGCGGAGCTGCTTGGGCAGCCGGTCCTAAACGTCATTCCGTTGTTCCAGTCTGTTGTGGACGCGGGGATGTTCTTTGGGGCGGGGATGAACTCGCCGCATTTCACGTACGACATTCGGCCAGCTATCGAATTTTTGAGGGGTATCTAAGTGTTGGTTTATGACGAAGTTTTGCCGGTGCTCAGTGATGAGTTTACGGGTGACGAGGTTGCAATTCTGGCTGCGCGCGGGGGGAGGGTTGACCGCGCGTTCCGCCGCAGTTATGCGTGGGCTAAGCACGCCCTAGCCACAGGCGAGCTGAAGCGGCTCACGGTAGTTGTGGAGCTTAACCGGGATTCGTGGGTTCACACGCTGGGGGCGGTTAATTCGGCTCTGTCGGGTGAGCGGTTGCCCGTTGGGGCGGCGTTCAAGGTTGACGCTCCGGTTGACGAAATTGGTGGGCAGAAGCTTACGAATGTGCTCGATGCACTTAATGAGCTGACCCCTCCGGTGGTTCCTGTTGTTCCGGCTTCAAAGGTGAAGCTGGAACCTAAGCCGGAGCCCGTTAAGGATGAGAAGAAAGAGGGGGAGTAAATGAGGATTTTCGGTCGTAAGCCGAGCGAGATTCGGAAGGCGCTGGTGGCGTTTTCCGCTGCGACGTTGATTCTGCTTTTGGCTCTGCCGGTGGCTGGTCTGCCGGTGGCTGTGGCGGGTGCTATCGCTGGCGGTGTGGGCTTGTTCACCGGCTTGTCGGTGTACCTGTCAAAGCCGAACGTTGAGGCGGTCATTGACCACCTTGACGACGTTAAGCCTCCGGTGGTGGTTCCGCCGGTCATTACGGAGTAACGGTGATGGGGGAAACGGCGGAAACGGTTGACTGGACCGTCATGCTGACGACGAACTTTCCGACGATTGCGCTTATCGCTACGTTGGCGTTCGGCGTCTTTATGATCGTTCGTTTCCTGGCTGGAACTCTTGAGTCGATGGGTGGCGTTGCCGGGAAGCTGGGCACTTGGCTCCGCTCCCGGCGCGCTATCAACAAAGCTGAATCAGATGACATGCGTAAGCGTATTTCGTATCTTGACGGGCAAGTGCGAGCGCTGCGGTACAGGGATGAGTGTTACTTCGCGTACATGATGACGGATGCCGATTGGCACCACGACTTTGAGTTGGTGGCGCGCGCTAAGGGGTGGGCACCGGACATTAAGCAGCACATTTCGTTTCTGGAGTTCCGCGACAATTGGATGCGCCAGCGCGGTTTGGAAAAGGAATTTGTTTTATGGACGTAACCCTCTATTCTCCGGCGGCACCGTGTAGCAGCTGCCTCGTAACTAAGCTTGCGCTTAAGAAGGCTGGCATCCCGTTTGTGGCGGTTGTTGCCGACGATGAACAGATTCAGAGGTTTAAGGATGATGGGCACATGCAGTTCCCGGTCGTTGTCGTTGATTGTGGCGACGGCGCAACGTGGACATGGAGTGGCTACCGGCATGAGGACATCTTGCGACTCAGGGATTTGATGCAGGAAACGCCGCGCTTAGCGGCATAGATAGACTCGGGCACTCGCGCTCCCCCTTATTCCCCTGGGGTTGAGCGCGGGTGCCCGTTTTTTTGTGTCTAAACGGCGGGCGGAAACTTGCCGTACACGCCTGTGTCTAAGTCTCCGGCTATGAAAGCTTGGTTTTGGTCGTCGGCGCGTTTGGCGGTGGCGGCTTGCTCTCGCCGGTATGCGGCCCTACGCGCCTCTATGACGCGTTCATACTCGCCGGAGTCGTGGTCCATGCGGTTATAGGCCCAGAGGACGCCAGCGAAGCACGCAGCGCCCAATGCCCACCACTTGAGAGCAGCGAACAGGATGACGACAGTGCCACCGACGACGAGTGCGCGAATCATACGGGCACCGTATCCCATGCCCACATCTGCCGGTGAGTGTCCACCAGGTAGGTGTTGACCTTCGCCATGTCGGGCTTTTCGGGCAGCTTGCTTGTCTCCCCGGCCTCTGCGATGCGGTCGCGCCAGAACTCGATTTCCTCTAGGCAGCGCGCCTGGCTGTACTCGCCGTTACGGACACCTAACAGGAACTCCCGCGCCAGGTCATGCATAGGCATGGTCATGGTCTGCCGGGTCAGCATTTCGTGACCTTGGATCAGCAGCCGGATCGCGTGGAAGCACGCCTTAGTGTCGAATCCGTGCGCCTCGATCAGCTCAGGCCGGTTGGTGCGCGGCGCTTTCTCGCCCTTGATCCGCGCGGCCATGCTCTCCGCATAGCCGACGTGCGTAGTGGCGATGATCCGCGACAGGAATAGCTCACGGTTGGCCTGCAACCCGATTGTGTCGGGCATGGTGAGCGTCGGCGTGAACAGCAGCGTCATCATCGTTGGGTTGCCCTTAACGACCTGATAGACGTACTGCCGGAGCGGGTAATAGGTTGTCTCGCTGTCGCCAGCGGTGGACTTGACCCCTTCGGGCTTATCCCGGTCCCTGATGGCGTCCTTAGCGGACTTTAGGCCGATGATGACCTCGGGCGGGTCTGCGTAGACGCCTATGTAGTCGTGGTCTGACTGTGCGTTGTTTAGCCCGTGGGCGTATGACCCGATTTCGCCGATGATGTATGGCTTGATTTCCTGCATATGAAGCTCCCCCTTAATGAAGCTAGCCCCGGCGGGTGCCCCTCCCAAGGCACCCAGCCGGGACCAGCGGCCCCCGACCCCCGATTGGTTTAGGACTCGACTTTTGCCGGTTCCTTGGCTGTGGGTGCAGCAGCCTTTTTGGCGGGTGCACCCGCAGCCTTTTTGGCGGCTTCCCCGACTGGCGACCCGGCGGCTTTCCATGCCCGCACAACTTCAGCGGAGACGCGGCCACGATCCGCAACGTCGTGCCCGTTGGCCTGTGCCCAGGTCCGGATATCCCCGAGGGGCAGACCTTCCTCCCCGCCGGAATGCGTTGCCCTGCCGCCCCGCTTGGCGCGGGTCGTGGTGGCCCGGCCTACGCGGGTGGCCTTTTCGGTCCACTTCGCCTGATCCTTGTCGAACGCCTTTGCGTTCTTTTCGGACAGGTCCAGGTGGTATCCGATGCCGTCGACCGTCCACTCACGTTCCGTGGTGGCCTCGACCTCAGGCTCCAGATCGTCAAACAGTGTGACGGTTACTCGCTTACCCATTTCGGTCCCTTTCGTTTCGGCTTCTGAGTACGGGCTGCGTACACGGTAAGCAATCTATTCCTGATCCGTCAACTAGTGGTGGATCGGATTAGTCGCTAATTGGGCGATGAACAGCACTAACATGGTTAGAACTGCGATGAGGACGATACTACCGATGATGATTTGTTTGGCGGTAACGCGCCGACGCGTAGGCCGGTTGTGGGTGAACGGGTCTGCCCACGGAGCGCCGCGCCGCGCGGGCGCATAGTGTGAGTAATGGTCGCGGCGGGATTTCTCAAACGCACCTAAGTGGCTCAAGGGCTTTTGGAAGGTGCCCAGCAGCGCCAAGTAATCCTGGCGCTGGCGCTCGGCGGCTCGCTCCAGCTCGCGGATGAAATCTTCGGTATCGCGCACGCGCGTATCCCCTTCCGTACTTAGTTACACCAGTTATCGAGACTGTTCACTTGCCCAACGTGTGTTCCGTTGGAACGACGTGTTAATTGATTTCGTTTAGCAACCCCGTGCTCAAGGTCACGTTTGGCGGGTTGTTGTCGTCGCGGTAGCCGGGAACGGTACTAGCGAGGGTCTTTAAAGAGAATGCGCGTTTTTCGACCCAAACAGAAATATTAGAAACTTTCTCACGCAAGTCTTAGAAACGAGGCCTTGACATCGCTGACCAGGTATGCGGTCGGAAAGGTGCCTTAACCTGCGACTACGGGGTTCGTAGGTGACACTTTGGTTGACACCTGGCGCAAAAATAGGCTTCTAGCTGCGGCGGAGCAACTGGAACTACGGCTTAAAAGTCCGTAGCTCTACCGACTGAGCTATAGGGGCGCGTCGCACACAATACTGCCTTCGCAGTGGTTGCTCGTTTTGGGATTGCGGCCGCCGTGCCCTAAGCTAACGACGCTCTCACGTGCACTCGTTGTGAGTACCCCGGAGTGATTCGGTTCTGGCCCCCATCGTCTAGTGGCCTAGGACGCCGCCCTTTCACGGCGGTAGCACGGGTTCGAATCCCGTTGGGGGTACGCGCACGGCGGTAACGTCGGAGCGAGCAGTACATGCAGGAAAGTAAGGCCCTGTGGCGCAGTTGGTTAGCGCGCCGCCCTGTCACGGCGGAGGTCGCGGGTTCGAGTCCCGTCAGGGTCGCCATGCTTGTGGTGAGGCACTTGTCGATGGATTGA